ATGCCTAAGATCGCCCGCGAACTCACCGCCGCCGCCGTTGCCAAGCTGCGCGAGCCCGGCCGGTACCCAGTGGGCGGCGTGCAGGGGCTGCACCTCCGCATCACGCCTGCCGGCACCCGATTGTGGATCTACCGCGCCATGGCAGCGGGCAAGCGGCTGGACGTCGGCCTGGGGAACATGGAGGACATGTCCCTGTCCCAGGCGCGCGACGCCGCCATCGAACGGCGGCGCATGATCCGGGCGGGCGCCGATCCGCGGCCCGCGCCGCGCGTTGCCGTCCAGACTGCTGGCGCGCCCTCCCACCAGTTCAAGGTGGCGGCCGAGGAGTACATCGAGTCCAAGCGCGAGGGGTGGAAGAACGCGAAGCACGCGGCCCAGTGGGCCGCCACCCTCGAGGCCTATGCGTACCCGCTGCTCGGCGAGATGAACGTGGCCGACATTGAGCCGTCGCATGTGCTCGAGGTCCTCAAGCCGATCTGGACGGAGAAAACCGAAACGGCCACGCGGGTTCGTGGTCGCATCGAGGCGGTGCTCGACTACGCCACGGCGGTGAAGAAGTGGCGGGTGGGCGACAATCCGGCGCGCTGGAAGGGAGGGCTGGAGATGATCCTCCCGGAGCCGAAGAAGGTGCGCAAGGTTTCGCACCACGAGGCCATGCCGATTGACGACACGCCGGCGTTCTATCGGTCGTTGCAGGCCGCGAACGGCATAGGCGCGCTGGCGCTGCAACTGCTCATCCTGACGGCCGCCCGGTCAGGCGAAGCGCGTGGCGCTCGGTGGAGCGAGTTCGATCTGGGAAAGAGGGTCTGGACGGTGCCGGCGGCGCGGATGAAGGCCGACGTGGAGCACAGCATTCCGCTGAGCGAGCAGGCATTGCACCTGCTGTCCAGGATACCGAGGTTGGACGGACAGGATTTCCTGTTCCCCTCGGTGAAAGAGGATGCCGAGACCATCTCGGACATGACCATCACGAAGGTGCTCCGGGATCGCAAGCTGACCTGCGTGCCCCACGGCTTCCGCAGCACCTTCCGTGACTGGGTAGGGGAGCACACCTCCTATCCCCGCGACCTGGCCGAGATGGCGCTGGCGCACACCATCGAGAACAAGTCGGAGGCGGCGTACCGGCGCATGCGAGCGCTGGAGCGCCGGCGCCCCCTCATGCAGGATTGGGCAGACTTCCTGGCTCCGGCTTGACCCATTCGCCGCGCTGCCAGCGCGCCAAGTCGATCCCGCGCCAGGCCACCGCGTGCGGCCCGATGGCCACCGGGGCCGGCGCCTTGCCCGCCTTGATCCATCGCCACCAGGTGGTGCGATGGACGGGTGCGAATCGCGAGAGGACCAGCTTCTCGCGGTACAGCGTCTCCGGCGCGGGCTCCGCCGGCGGCTTGGTGGTGTTCCTGCTCATCAACTGAACTCCCCGGGGCTTGCTGGCCGGCCCCAGCTGGCGCGCATGGCGGCCAAGTGAGCGGCGGCCGAGCGGTCGATGTGGCTGGCCAGCGTGGCGCGGGCCTCGCGCTCGAGCCGAGGAAGTAAGTCAGCCCGGGCCAGGGCAAGCAGCTGGCGGCCGCGGACCAGATCGGGATGCAGTGCGAGGCAGTCGTCTGCGGGATCCAAGATCTGGTTGCGGTCCCAGCAGATGACGTAGCACATGCCGCCGATCACCCGGCCCGCGAACCCTGGTGCACGCTCAAGGAGGGCGTCCAGCGCGTCGTAGAGCCGGCGCAGGTGCTGCCGGTCGTCCGGGTCGAAGTAGGTCGGGCGGTGCTCGCCATCGTTCCATGGGTAGTAGCCGCTCGAGAGGTCGTTGCGCAGCGACAGGAGGGCGCTGCCGGCGTCGATGTCGCGTTCAGAAGGCTTGGCCATCTTCATGGTGGGGCTCCAAAGAAGAAGCCCCGCTCGGTGGCGGGGCTGAAGAAGCAGGAAGCAGTGCGGTTGGCGGGCAGAAGGCGACGCCTTCAAGGTGCCTCGCGCCGAAGAGCGCGGCCAGGTCGGCCTCCATCGTCTCTTCGTCGCCGTGGCAGCGCACGCGGATGAAGACCCTTTGCTCGTGGTCATAGATCCGCCAGAAGACGTCCTGGATCAGGGCGTCGCAGTGCATGCAGCGGATGCGAAGGTCCATCAGTTGTACGCCTCTACCGTGTAGCCCAGGAGCGACTGCAGCGGGCTGGGCCTCGTGCCCTGCGGGCAGATGGCGATGTTGGCCTCCAGCCCGTCGAGGCTGACGCTGGCGCCTTCGAGGTTGCAGCCAGGCGGCAGCCCCAGGAACTGGAACGGTTCGCCGCACTCGGTGCAGCGCACCTTGACCTCGAGCATGAATCGACCAACGTCCTCGAGGCGGGCCACGGCGCATTCGGCCGCGAAGTTTGTGTGTTTGCACGTCATCGGTGTTCTCGGATCCAAAGAAAGTGCGGGGGCATGCCCGCGGATTGGTAGGCGCCCCACAGGGTCTGGCCGGCCGGGCAGCGCGCGTCCGCTCCCTGCGAGGCGCCGGCGGCGCAGCATGTGGCGCAGGTGAAGTGGTGCCGCTGGTAGGCGCTGTCCGCTGCGTCCCAGGTGGGCGGCCTGGCGGCGTCGTTCATCACGACGGGAAGCCGTCATGCGTGCGGCCGTCCAGCAGGCGGCCGGCGGCCTTCTTCCCTACGCGTTGTACAAAGACATCCTCTCCGGCATCGGCGGTGCAGTTCTCGGTCATGCGCGTATCCCGGCCGTGCTCGCCAAGCCGGATCACATCGGGCCACCGAGTGCATTGGGGGTCCAGCGTTTGGAAATCCTGCCCTGCTCCGCAGATCGCAGCCCGCGGCGACCATTCACCCCATTGCTTGAATAGGAACGGCACGCCCACCTCGGCGCACTGGTCGCGCAGGCTGCGAGCCCAGGCTGGGTGCATGGGGCGCGCGCCTGGGCCGCTCTCGCCGCCGACGATCACCCAGTCGATGCCGGGCGTCCAAACATCAAAGGCGCCGCTTCGGGCTGGGTCGATGTAGAGCGGCAGTTGGACCGGTCCCAGCAGCGGCTCCATCGACAGGAACCGCTTCGCTGCGGGCGCGTCCAGCAGCTTCGGGATGTCGCGGCCGGCCTCTTTCTGGTCGCACACCGTGATGCCCAGCCAGACGTTGGCCGGCGGCTTGCGGTTGCTCCACCAGTCCACGCACCAGGCACGCAGGTCTTCGTTGCCCCGCTGGTTCGCCACCATCGCAGCAGTCGCGATGCGGCCGAGGTTGCCGATGCGTTTCGTCAGCAGCAGCCAGTCAAGCGCCGGAGTGGTGCGGACGAGGTCCAGCAGGTCCACCAGCCAGTCGATGGGCACCTCGTTGTCCAGCCAGTCCGCCAAGCTGGCGCAGAACACGCGGCGCCGTGCGTCGCGCACGCCAGCGGACTTGCATGCCGGGCAGCCGCGCGTGGGCATCTGGTCATCCGGGTGCGGCACGCTGATGCACTGGCGCGTCTCGCCACGCCAGCGGCAGGATTGACAGCACGAGAAAGGCGTCTCGTTCCAGACCACCGGATGGCGCCAGTTGGCCGGCACCGTGCGCACGCGCGGCGCACCAGCGCCCCACTTACCGACCCTTGCACCGGCGCGCTTGCTCCAGCCCTCGGCGTAGCAGTGATCGCACGCTGGCGACACCTTGGCGCAGCCGGTCCACGGATTGAACGTGCTGTCGCACCACTCGATGTTGCTGCTGGCGCTCATGCTGCTTCCCTTTCCAGGTCAAAGAGCGAGGGGGTCGAGCGCTCGCGCACCGCGGCCTCGCAGTAGGAGACCCCGTCTGCGAAGTAGCCTGGGCTCAGCTCGCAGCCGCGGCCGCGCCGGCCCAGCTTCACCGCGATATAGGGCACGGTCATCAGGCCGCCGAAGGGGTCGTAGACCTCCTCGTCCTCCATTGAGTACTGCGTGATGGCGCGCTCGGCAATGTCGAACTGCATCGGGCAAAGGTGTTGCTCGCGGCCGGCTGCCGACTGGGCGCCGTTCAGCGTGCGCATGCGAGTGATGTCGGTCCAAACGTCCGGGTGCCAGCTCTGCGGCTGCAACAGCATGAAGGTAGTAGGGAGCATCCCGCGGCCGGCCAGGCCCTCGCCGATGCGCACATCGTGTTCCCAGTCGTAGACCTGCTCCAGAGAGTGCTGGCGGAACAGCTTGAACACGTCGGCATGCGTCAGCCCTTCCAGCTCTTCGGGCGTGAGAAAGCGGTTGCCGCTGCTGCGCGCAAAGCCGTGGGCGTCGAATTGCCAGCGCGGCCGTGAGTACTTTGCCTTGTCCTTCACCACCGGCACGTCCGCGTAGCCGCGGCTGGCGTCCGTTGGCGCCTTGCGGAAGATCAGCAGGTACTCGCAGAGGCCGAAGCCCATGCGGCTACCGTCCTTGCACTGCTCGCTGTAGCCGAGGCGATAGGTCTGGTTGTTCTCCCGCACCACGTCCGTCACGATGGTCTTGCGGCCGACGAAGTGGAAGCCGTGCCGGCGGAAGCAGGCAATGGTGTCGACGTCGAAGGGGTACTCGGTCTGGAAGCCGACTCCTTCGACCATGCCGCTGGGCACGATGCGGTTCTTCACATGGATGGCGGCCACGCGGCCTGGCTTCAGCACGCGCAGCAGCTCCGGCACCAGGAAGTCCATCTGCTCGAAGAAGTGCTCGTTCCCGTCGGTGTGTCCGAAGTCTGCGAAGTTCGGCGAGTACTCGTACTGGGTGCTGAAGGGGATGCTGGTCAGCACCAAGCCGACGCTGTCGCTGGGCATCGACCGCGTCTCCTTGACGCAGTCGTTGTGCACCAGCGTGTACTCGCCGCCCTTGGCCCGGACCTCGACACGCTCCACGCCCATGGCCCGCGAGAGGGTCTTGATCATGGCCGCGTGCGACAGGCCGAACTCCTTGATGATCTCCGTCATGCGTTGCACCTGTTCTTTGTGTTGTGCCCACTTCCGTTCGAGCGTGCGGCGCACCTCGCGCTCGGCCTCGGTGTAGATGAGGTCGACGCGAACCTGGCGCGTCTGCAGGAAGCGCTGCAGGCGGTGGATGGATTGGATGAAGTCGGCGAACTTAAAGCCGATGCCGAGGTAGATCGCCCAGGCGCAGTGCCGCTGCAGGTTGCAGCCGCTGCCCAGCAGCACCGGCTTGCTGCTCAGCTCCTGCAGCTGGCCGTCACTGAAGGCGACCACCAGCGGCTCGCGTGCGGTCTCCGGGTCTTGGGTGCCATAGACGCTCGCCACGCCCGGTATGGCGCGCTCGATCGCGCGGCGCTCGTCCTCGAGGTCGTGCCAGATCACGCGGTGCGCGCCCGGATCCTCGGCGCGCAGCTCCAGCATCTTGGCCACGCGCGCGTCCAGGCTCTCGCGCTTCTCGCGCGCGGCGTCCACCACGCCGATCGCCTGGCGGGCGAACATCTGGCCCTGGCCATTGAGGTCAGCACCGGCGGCGGCATGGTCGGCCGGGATCTCGTGCCAGCGGATGTCGAGCGGCGGCAGCTCGTAGCCCTCGTCGCTGTAGCCCAGGTCGGAGGGCTTCTGCACGAACAGGGCCCAGCTGGCCACCCACATCCAGAAGTCCTGCTCCCGCGCCGGGCTCAGCGTCAGGTGGTCCGCTTTCTCGCTGTTGCGCTTGAAGAAGCGGGTCTTGGCCTGTCCCACGTCCATGACGCCCCAAAAGGCGCTGTAGGCCAGCAACTCCACGAACTCATTCGGGCTCGGCGTAGCCGTGGCCACGAAGCGATAGGCCACGCCGGCACCCTTGATGCGGTTGCCCATGTCGCGCCGGTCGTCGCCGGCAAACATGGCCATGAACTCGCGGAAGGTCTTGCTGCCGCCAAAGCCGCGCAGGCACGCCGCCTCATCCAGGCTGGCCACGCCGAAGAGCAGCGGGTCGAGCTTGCGGTCGCGCACCGTCTCGTAGTTGGTGAGGTAGATGCCCTCGGGGTCGTCGGCCTCTTCGATGCGTCGGATGAACTTCACGGCGATGCCCAGGCGGGCCGCGTCGCGCATGAACTCCTGCCGCACGCCGAGCGGGATCACGATCAACGCCATGCCGCCGACGCGCTGGCGGACCAGGCGCACGATCTCCAGCTGCACGAAGGTCTTGCCGAGGCCGAAGGCCATGAACAGCGCGGCGCAGCCCAAGCGGATGGCCCAGATCACGGCCGCCACCTGGTGCGGCTTGAGCAGCGGGTGGATCTCGGCCGGGTCGACGTTGAATCCCTTCGGCTGTGCGATCGTGACCTTGGCGCGGAGGAAGTCGTCGTAGTTCATGCTGCGAGCCTTTCGCGATCGTGGTCGCAGTAGTTCGCCGCCACGAGCAGGCGCATTGGGAGTGGGCTCACGCTGTTTCCCGCCATACGCACCTGTGCCGTCTTGGTCAACGGCTTTCCGCTGGCCGTCCGGTCGATGACGTAGGAGGGCGGGAAGTCCTGCGCGTTGTACAGCTCGCGTGGCACCAGCATGCGCAGCGTGATGTCCACGATCACCCAGGGCTCGCCCTGCAGCCACACGGTGACCAGCGCGAGCCTGTCGTGCGTGGTGATCGTGGTCATGGGGTCGCGCAGGTCAGCCCATTGGCCGCCGCTGGCGTGGTAGCGCATGAGGAATGCTGCGCAGCGCAGCGCGCCGGCCTCGTGCTCCTTGCTCAACGCGTACTGCACCAGGGCGTGATGCTCGGCGCCGGCGGTGACCGTTGACACGGGCTCATCCACTGCACGGCCGTTACAGTTCCGGCGCAGGGTGACCATGTGCGCTGCCGTGAGCTGCTGTTGACTGCCCGAGGTGGTGACCGTGGAGACGCCTTCGCGCAGGTCGCGGCCGTGGCTCGTGTTGAAACCGCCGTTCGCCTGGACCATGAACGCTGCGGCGAGGCTCTGGCCGCCTCCACTGGCCGTCACGGTGCCGAGGGGGCCGGTCACGTCGTTGACGCCATGGCTCCAACGCTTCCCGCCCTGGCTGCCCTCGCCGTGGCCCGCCTGCACGACGTAGGCAGAGGCGACGGCGAACTTCTGCCCGCCCGCAGTGATGGTGCCAAGCGGCTTCGTCGGATCGAGCGAGCGCGGCTCCTGCCCGGGGCGTTCTCCATAGCCCATCTGCACCAGGTGCGCGGCCGTCAGGGCGATCTCGCCGCGGCGCGCGGCCGTGACGGTGGGCAGGGGCTCGCGCGGATCGTGGTTGCGATGACCGCCCTGATGGGTGAGCGGCAGCAGGTGCGCTGCAGCCAGAGCCGTTTCTCCGCCCTTGGCCGTCGTGATCGTGCGCAACGGCTTGCCGATGTCAAAGGCGGTGTCCCGCGAATGCGTGACGGGCACGAGAGCAGGCGCAGCGCCGGCGACGATGTATGGATTGGGCGTGTCGAGCACGTACTTGCGCATGCCGTGCGCGATGCGCCGCATCGTGGCCTCCGCAAGCGGCTTCTTGCGCCCGAAGATGCTCGTGCCCGCAATGCTCCAGTCGAGGCAGTCGGCGGCGGGTCGGTGGGCCTGCAGGCCGGCGCGGGGCCGCTTGGCGTGCGTCTGTGCGGGCCAGACGATGGGCAGGCCATCGCAGCGCGCGACCATGTAGAGCCGCGTCCGGGTGCTGTGCGCGCCCAGATCCGCATTGCAGATCACCCGCCATTCCACCTTGTAGCCCAGCGCTCTCAGTGCCGCGACGAAGTGGTCCCAGTTCTTGCCCTTGCGCTTCGGGTCGGGGATCAGGAACTGATTGCTACGCGCGACCCGTTCGCCTGGCTCGGCAACGCGGTGCACGAGCTTGCTGCTTACGGGATCGCGGACACGCTCCAGCGTAAGCACGCGCCCGGTCGCGGGGTCGCGCTTCGCGATCAGCGGCGACCACAGCAGCATCTGCTCGACGTTCTCCAGCGTGATGACGTCGGGCCGCGTCTTGCCAGCCCAGCGCAGCACCTGCCACGCCAGCGAGCGGATCTCGGACTTGCGCGGCTGCCCGCCGAGCGCCTGGGAATGGTGAGTGCAGTCGGGCGAGGCGTGCAGCAGGCCCACGGCCTGGCCGCGCGTCACGGCCAGCGGGTCGACCTCGCGGATGTCTGCGCGGTAATGGCGCGTCTGCGGGTGGTTGAGCTCGTGCATGCCGATCGCTTCGGCGTCGTGGTTGATCGCCACGTCCACATGGCGGCCAATGGCCTGCTCGATGCCGGTGCTGGCGCCGCCGCCACCGGCGAACAGGTCGATCACAAGCTTTGCCGACAGCGCAAGGACGAACTGGGGTGTGAGCATTCGGGCTCCAGAAAGAAGAAAGCCCGCTGGCGCGGGCTTGGGTTGTCAGGTGGGGGAGGGAGCGCCTTCAGGTCGCTCTCGGAACACGATGCGTGGCTTCTGGCCAGGCGCGTGCTCGACCTCGACGTCGAATGCGGGAGCCGGCGGCTGCGGGTCCCACTTCGGCATCTCGACGTACAGGCCGGCCAGCTTGAGGAGCGGGATCACGGCGCGGCCCGCATCGGTCAGCTGGATTAGGGCGCCTTCCTTGAACTGCTCATCGGACTTGACGCGCTCCACCAGGCCTTTGCGCTCCAGCGCCTGGAAGGTGGTCAGCAGCCGGTAGCTGGCGCCGTACTGATCGATCTCGCACATGCACTGGATCTGCCGGTGGCTGATCGTGAGCGCGAAGGCGGTGCTGGTGACGTAGTCGCGGAAGTTGCTCATGGGTCCTCAGAACGAAAAACGCCCGGAGGTGCGGGCGTTGTTGGGGATGCTGGCGCGGCGGCCGGCTGTCTACCTGGCGGCGAGGGAACCTTGCGTGCTTCAACGAAGCGGCGCAGCGGCTCCCTTGGAGCGAGAAGGTGCACGCCGATCTCGTGAGGTGGGTCGACGCGGGCGGTGAACGCCGAGACGTAGAAGCCATCAGGCAGTTCCATCACATGCTCCGTGGCGAGGCGCAGCGCGTAGTGCGGCGAGATGAGGAGGCCCGGGCCCAGGATGCGATGCTTGACCCCGCGGGGCGGCGCGAGCGATACGGCTGTGTTGGCCTGGATGGCCTGTACCTCAAACTCGGTCAGGCGAAGGCAAACGCTCCAGTGCCCGCGTCGGATCAGCCCTGCTTCGTAGTCGTCCGCCAGGCCCGGGCGCAGTAAGTTCTCGGGGTGCCACTGGAGGCCTGTCCGGCGGTACTGCTTCATCTGGAATTTCCGTCCGCACGGATCGTGGAGCCGAAGGCCTTGGCCACTCTGGCGCGCATGCCGGCGATCAACATGGTGGCGCCCGCGTAGCCGCTCCCGCAGAATGAGACGCACATTGCGCTGGCCTCCAGTGAACCTTCACTTCCTGCTTCCCAGCCCCCCTCATGGTTGGGAATGATCTCTAGGCGCTCGCGCTCCATGATGGGTTGGCCCTGGGCAGGGTCTGTGCTGGGCGACCACTGCGGGACGTGGGTTCCACCCAGGTATCCGAGCAGCTTTCGCTCCTTGCTGATCACCCAGCAGCCTGGAGACCATTTGCTGTTGCCGGCGTTGTAGACGCCATGGCCTTCAGCGCGGGCGACCCAGTAGTCCAGCTCTTGGCCGATCAGGTCGGCGACCTTCTTCTCTGTGCTCATGATGGTGTCTGTCAGCCGGCGGGGCTTTTCACTCAATCGGGACGACGGCTGCGTCTTCTGCCTCGATAGTCGGCAACCCTCGCTTGGCGAGAAACTGACGCGCGAGCCGCCGCAGGTGGTTCTCGCCCGTCTGGATCCGCTCGGCGAGCGCGGTGTCCGGGTTGCGCACGCTTTCGATCTGCTCGCGCTTCACGCCCAGCACCTCAGCCATGACCGGATCTGTGCCTGCGTCGGAGAGGAGGAAGTAGGCGAGGCACCCGGACTCGGCGCCGTCGCGATGGACCCGGCCCATGCACTGCTCATGCACGCCAGGGCTCCAGTCCATCTCGCCGAACACGACGGTTCGACAGAAGCCCTGCAGGCCGTCGACGCCGGCGCCGGAGCGCAGCGACATGATCAGCACCTTAGATTCGCCGCTGAGGAACGATGCCACCGCGGCGTCCTTCTGCAGAGCCGACTCGGTACCTGTGTAGAGCACCGGATTGAATGGGGCCAGCTTCTCGACCCAGATGTCGTAGACAGCCCGGTGCCAGCCGAACAACACTACGGGCTCGCCGCTGTCCAGCAGCAGGCGCACGAATTCGGCCACAAAGGGAGCCTTGGCAAGGCCGGTGGCTTGCCGCATCAGGTTGTCGAACTCGCCGGCGGCCTGCATCTTCTCGCCGCGGAACCGTTCGTTGTGTTGCAGTACGACGCGGGCCAGCGCTTCGGCGTCGGAGTTGAGGGCGTCGAGCTGAGCATGGTCCGCCTCGATCTCGTGCACGATCTTCTCCAGCGGCGGCAACTCACGGCCAACGTCGGCGCGCGTGCGGCGCAGCATCAGCCCCTCGCGTCGCAGGTATGCGCCGAACTCTTTGGCGTCTGCCAGCCGAGATTTGCCGCCGGGCGCGGCCGTGCACCACTCGCGCAGGAACTCCTCACGGTTGCCCAGGGCCTCCGGCACCAGCACGTCGATGACGTTGAAGAACTCCTCGCCGTAGTTGTAGATCGGCGTGGCAGTGAGGGCGAGGCGGTAGGTGGCCGCGGCGGCCACGTGCTGGGCGGCCTCGTAGATCAGCGTGCCGGGGCTGCGGAGCTGCTGCCCCTCGTCGTAGACCACGAGCGGTACCTTGCCGGCCAATTCCTCGGCCCAGCCGCGCAGTCGGTGGTAGCTCGTGATGATGACGTCCGGCGTATCCGAGTTCGGCACGAGCTCCATCTGCGCATTGCGGCGGCGCTTTGGCGCCATGTCGTAGACCGTGCCCTTCTTCAAGATGTGCGTGCGCAGGGACGGCATGAAGCGGTGGATCATCTTGGCCCACTGGCGCGGCAGGTGTGCGGGGCACACGACGAGCGCCGGCAGCATGCCCGGCGATGCCATGCAGGCGATCGCCGACACCGTCTTGCCGAGGCCCAGGTCATCGGCCAGGATCAGGCCGCGGCGTTGCTGCAGGAACTGCGGCACGAAGGCTTGGTACTCGCGGGGCGGCTCGGCCATCTCGATCTTGTCGGGCGGGATGTGGCCAGCGATGAGCTTGCCGATGCGCGCCTCCATGTCGATGTGCTGCTGTGCGAGCTTGGCCAGGACGTCGGGCCGATCGACGGTCATGGGGTAGCGCTCCAGGAACCATTGCAGCTCGCGGGAGTTCTCGGGCGTGGCCGAGATGGCGATCGAGTCTGCGGCGCGCTGGGGCATGCGTGGGAAGACACGTTTCAAGCGCGAGCGGACGAAGGGCTCGCCGACGATCTTCCACTGGCGCATGCCTGGGAGGTATTGGACGCTTCCGTAGGTCAAAACGATGCTCCCCGGAGGTGTACGGTATGGATGGACTTACCGGTGCGCTTTGAGCGGTATTCCGGCTGGGCCTTGCCCCAGTAGCGGGTGACGGCCAGGATCACGACGCTGACGTCATCCCGGTCGAGGTAGCGCGCGCACTGCTGAAGTGCGGGCGGCAGCGAGCCCTTGACCTTCGCCTCGATCACGATGCCGCTGTCGATGAGGAAGTCGAAGCGGTCCTGCGGGCCGGCGATGTGCTCGCGCACGAAGGGGACGCCCGCCCCAGTGAGCACCTGGGCCATTCCCTCATGAAGCTCGACCTCGTCAGCGAAGCGGTAGGCGAAGCGAGGCAACTCTTCAAGGACGCGGCGAAGGAGCAGAGGGTTCGCCTTGGCGCGGTTGCTCACGGACCGGCTCCGTCTGGCGGATTGGCCAGCTCGAGCAGGACGGCCGCGTGGCATGCGTCCTCGTAGGGGTTGTCCTTCGGGCACCAGCACGCGAGGTTCTTGCCGGCCAGTTCGTCGCGCGCCGCGGCCACCAGGTTGTCGTTGAGCGGGGCCAGCGAGCGGAACAGCACGAATGCATGGCGCTTGTCCGTGACCGGCGCGCCCTTCGTCGGGCCGAATGGGGCCGGCTGACCCGGCACGAACGGGTTGCCCCATTTCGTGGTCCGGTCGACCTTCACCGTGTTCTCCGGCATCCGCCATCCCTTGGCGCGGCTGAGTTGGACGCGTCGGGGCATTCCGTCGTTCATGGCAGTTCCCGCAGCGCCTGCTCGCGCGCTGCATTGATCTCCGCCATCTTGGAGGGGTCACCCCCGCGATCGGGATGGTGGATCAAGGCCAGTTGGCGAAAGGCCTCCTGCAGTTGGGCACGATTCTTCACGTCAGCGCCGAACACCTTTCGCCACGCCTCCGGTGCTGGCGCGGGCAGGGCCGCAAAGCCTGTGAAGGCCGCCTCGAGCATGTCGCCGGTGCCCCAGCGGGCAATACCTCGCAGCGCTTCAACCGTCTTCGCGATGGCCTGCATGTTGTGCTCGACCTTCTCCCACCTGTCGCACGCGAAGACGACTTGACGCTTCTTGTAAAGGAAGTAGACGGCGACGCCCGGATCCTCGGGCGCACGCTGGTTCGCCAGCGGCAGGCCATCGCGTCGCAATGCGATGTTCGTGCTCAGCACGATCGCCGGATCAGGGTAGCGGCCGGCCAGGCGCCCGATCTCCGCGACGATGTTGTCACGGGCTCGAGCGAAGGTCACATCGAACTTGGCGCGCTCGCGCTTCCATGAGACGGTGCGCGAGCGGCCCTCAGGCCAATGCAGCGGGAAGGCTTCTGTGCTCATGGCCTGTCCTCCGTAATGCCTGTTGGAAAGAAGCCCAGCGCCCCGCGCATTGGGATGGGCTCAGCGAACTGGATGGCATTGGCCATCCGAAAGCCGTGGGGGCCAAAGAACCACGGCGAGTCCGACACATCCACGCAGCCGGTGATCTCTGCCGCGCCGATGACGGCGCCGCGTACCAGGTCGCCCGGCTTCGGAAAATGGGGCAGGACGTGCTGAAGTGAGGGCGTGTCCTGCAGGAACGCGCGCACATTGGCGTATTCCGTGGAGGTCATGCCCTTGCCAGCATGGATCAGGATGCGCCCGCGCACCTGGGTGCGCCAAGTGCGGTTCTCGATGTCCTTCCATCCGGCCGCGATGAGCCAGGCCCAGGGCTGTCGGATGCTGAGTGCCTTCATGGTTGCGAGGCGTCCCTGGTTGAGGGGGTGTTCTCGTTCAGGTACTCGCGCCAGGGCACTTTGACGCCGTCGACGTCGAAGCCCCATGTACCTTGCTTGCGCCATGTCCAGAACATGGTCCAGACACCTCCCTCGGAGACCGTGCTGATGCGGTGGTACTGTCCGAAGAGCAGCCGGCCGGTGTACCCAGCCCGCCGATGGAAGAGCGCCCGCCTCGGCTCGTCGGGCGGTAGCACGAATCCATCGGCGCGCAGGAGCTCATCGCGCTGCATGCCGGAGGTTGGCCGCTCCTCCGTGTAGCAACCGTCCAACACGATGGTTCGCGCGTTCCATGGGTGATCGTGCAGATGTCGGTCAGTGTCCGGCCGCATGATGTGGTGGATGCGCACGCTTGGCAGCCAGGACCACCGCGCGGGGAGCGTTTCGCCGTCCGGCCCTCTGCCGTATGCGTTGAACAGCCACCAGCGGCCCATGTAGATGCTGCTGCCGTCCTGGCTGGTGATGTGGAAGTAGGGCGTTCGGTGCGCGCGCGTGATCAGCCATGCCGTCAGGGTGGGCCGCGTGACGATGAAGGCGACGAGGCGCCAGAGCAGATTACGCATGCCCGCTGCCTTTCATAGCTGTGGAGTCGACAAGGGCTTTGCGCTCGTCGTAGCGGGCGATGGCCCACACGATGGCGTAGCAGTTCCAGATGAAGCGATCGGTGTACCGGGTGAAGCGGTGGTCGAAGAAGTCCACGAAGCACCAGGACCGACCTCGATTGCGGTCGAGGTCAGGCTTCCACGAAAAGTCGTTGGCGGCCTGGAACGCCCCATGCTCACCGTGGTAACTCAGGGCGCGGAACACTTCATCGTCGACGGCCTGCCACAGCTCGCGGCGCTGCTCGCGCGTCAGGTCACCACTGCGTGCGGCATCGCGCACCCATCTCAGCCGGTATTCGTTGACGACCGCTATGAATCGGTCCTCGCTGAATTCCTCGGCGCCCCTCTCTGGCGTGGCTTCCAGCTTCTCGGACCAGTAGCTGGGATTGATGCCGCCGCGATCCGAGCGGAAGAACTGGAACATGTCTTCAAGGCGGTTGAAGACCCACGTTCCGCAGTCGCCGCCGATGTAGAGCCGGCCCGACCAGGTGATGACGTCGAACCAGTAGATGCTGCTGTCGGGCTGCTTGAAACAGAGGTGACGGTCCACGCCGTCATCGCGGAGCACTGTCATTTCGTGCCGGGCGACGTTCTGCAGAAACTGCTCGCGGATGAATGTGGCCTCACGGCTCATACCAGGGTCCCCTGTGCCGGGCGCTTCTCGCGGGGGCGCTTTTGGGTGGGCGCCTTCGGCGTAAGCTTGCGCTCGATGGAAAGGATGGTGCGGTCAGGTGCGCCAGCGAGGCGCGCGCGCCACGGCTCATTGAGGACCGGCTTGAAGTGCTGCAGCAGGTCTGCATGCGTGCGGGGACGCAGGTGCTGCAGCAGGTCGGGGTTGGTGACGAAGAGGCGGAACATCTCCGCAAACCACTCCGCGTCATTCGGGCAGTACGAAGTCAGGGGGGCCTCGCCGCTGCGTTTGCGCACCCCGATGCTGAAGTCGCCGAAGTAGCGGCCCTTGCGGGTGCTCCTGCTCCAGTCGGCGTGGTGGCCCAGCTCGTGCGCGATGACGCCGTAGGGGGTGCGGTCGACCGAGTGGCTAGGGAACGACCACTGCATGCCGGCATAGCCGATGGAGGCACATTTGTCCACGCAGATGTGGATCTCGACCGGGCGGTAGTAGGCGCAGGCGTCGAAGCTCCAGCCCTCGCGATTCGTGAGCGTGACCGGTGGCACCGGCAGATCGTTGGCGGCGCAGAACCCCTCCATCAGCTGGATGCCGCGCTTCAGCATGGATTGCTTACCTTCCCAATCAGCCATGAGCGTGCTCCTCAGAGGGGGTGATGGCCTGGCTGCAGCACCTCAGGTGCCGGGCCGCCGCTGACGGGAATGCAGCCGCTCTTCGAGCAGTGCACCACGGTCTCGCACGACGCACATGGCGTGCGATGGAGCGCGCGCGACGGGTTCAGGGTTCGGGTGGGCGCGATGTCGAGGAAGTCGACATGGCCAGGCTCCAGCTCCGTAGCTTGCGCGGCTGGGGCGGGCAATCGGAGTGCGCGCCTGCGCCCAAACAGCAAGCCGACACCTAAGCCTGCAATGAAGGCAAGGAGGATGGTGCTTCCGACGATGAGTGCCAAAAAGGTTTCGATGGTCATGAGTTGTTCCAAATGGCTGAGCTGAGCTAGTTGCGATATGCGGGAACGACGCTTAAATTAGGAGGAGTTGTTAACGTCACGCCATCCCCAGATGGACCTGTTCGATCAGGAGGTCTACGAGGTCGCTCTTCGCGCTTACCGAAGGCGCGTCCTTACGGACACGGGCTGCTACAGCATCTGGGTAGATGCCGAATCGCTTGCGCTTGCGCCCGAGATCCGCGCAGCCGCTGCCAAAGCGTTGGAGGATCTGGCCGAAGCGCGTCGTCCCGGGAGCGTGCACCGCTTGCTTCGGCGCGCATGACCTTTGCTCACGTTCCGCCTAACGCCTCCAGCAGCGCGGGCAGCAGCTGACCCAGCTCACCCGTCACGATGGCGGCATCGGTGTCGAAGCCCTCGTCCTTGGCCTGTGCATCGCTGGCAGCGCCATCGAACACGCCTTCCAGGAACTGCAGCTTGCGCAGCTGCATGCCCTCGGTCAGCTCGAACGACACGCGGTCTTCCCAGGTCATGGCCAGGCGCGTGGGCCGCTTGCCCTGGGCGATGTGCTGGCGCACCTCCTCGATGTCCAGGGGGTGTTTGCCGTAGCGCACCACGGCCTTGGAATCGTCCGTGGCCTTCAGCTCGCACTCGCGGTCGATGGAGAAGCCCGCCGGCGGCTCCTGCGTGGCCAGCCAGCCGGCCATGGCGCTGCCGGGCTCCACCTGCGTGTGGAAGGCCGACACGCCGAAACCGTCCAGCGCCTTCACCAGCGCCGTCACAACGCCGTCGGCGCGGGCCTGGTTGGAGGTATCCAGCGTCAGGCGCCGCGCGATCGGGTCGATCCACACCGCGATGCGCGCATGGCGGGTGAAGGCCATGGGCAGCAGCTCCTGGGTGATGTCTTCCTTGAGCTGTTTCTTCTCCTTCTTGCCGGGCTGGCGGCCGGTTTGCTGCTCGATCTGCGCGCAGCGCTCGTCCAGCTTGCGACGCACCACCGAGGCCGGCAGCGTCTTGCTCTCGACCATGTACTCGAGAAGCCACTGGCCGCCGACAGACTCCAGCAGCGGGCCCTCGGCCTGGCCACGCGGCTCGACCCAGCCGGCGGAGGATTCCTGCGTCGCGCCGCAGGGCACGAAGCGCTCCTTCTCCAACTGCTGCTGGGCGGCGTCGAAGTCGGGCGCCCAGGTGGGCTCGATGCGATAGGTCATGCAGTGCTTGAAGCGCATGTGGATCCTTCAGATGAGGGGCGCGGCCGCTCAGAGAGCGCCGCCTTCGGAGTCGTCGGCCGGCAGCCGCAGCACCTGGTGCCTCGGCGCGGCCGCGGTGCCAGCACGCGCCGACGTTTGGCCGGCGATCGCGAGCAGGTGAGAGGCCAGCCGACGGCAGAGCAGCGGCCAGGCGTGGTGGGGGATGTGGGTGGCGGCTCGGGCCGACCGCGTCTCAATGCCAAGGAGTGCCAGCGTCTCGCGGTCGATCTTGGCCAGGCCGATCAGCGCGTTGATCTGGCCGACGTTGAGAGTGGCGCCGCGCTCAACGGCCGCGGCAAATTCCTCTTCGGAAAGGTCGGCCAGTCTCAGCGGCACCACCGCGGAGGGAGGGTTCTGCGTCATCGTGGCGGCAGGCCCTTCGCATCGTTGGCGGCGGCGAGTTGAGCCTGCGCGATCGCGTCCTGCAGATCCTGTTGCACCAGGTCATCGGGCTCCGGCTCCATGCTGCTGGCCCAGCAGAACGCGGCGACGATGACGAGGGCCAGGGCCCAGTTCTTCATGCGGTCGAGCATTGGCGGATCCGGCGGAGGTTGATGCACATGGCGTGGGCCTCGGCCCCGGTGATCCACTGGGTGTGGCGCGCATCTGCGGGCACAGTGGGTCGCACGGCATGGCCGTGGAGCGGGGCGTTGGGCTTGGACTCGTGGACGGCTCCGCCGTCATCGACGCGGTACCAGGTGCCGGCATCCGGCTCGATCAGGTCTTCGGTGATCATTGGCGCAGCTCGATGGGTGCGATCGGCTCGAGGTAGGCCTTCTTGCAGCGGCCCTTCATGCGCCAGGCGTGGGCGAGGTGTTCGAAGCGCATGCCGAAGTCCTTCCGGCCGTAGAGTCGATTCAGCCAGTCGTGCACCTCCATCTTGGGCGTCGCATCGAAGCGCATCAGCTCAAGCGCCATCGTCAGGTGCTTGTCATCGAGGCAGCGCAACTCGGTGAGCTCGAATGGGAAGCGCGCCCCGTTGTAGAGCCCCAGCAGCAGCTTGGCCGCGACGCGGGCGCCGCCGTGACTGTGGTTGGCGGCCAGCTCGTAGAAGGTGCGCAGGGCCTGCAGGCCTGGTGGCAAGGCGTCGGGTTCGCTCATTGGCTTCTCCAGAAAGAACGAAGCCCGCGTGAGGCGGGCCGGAGGGGGAAAGAAAAGAGGCCCGGGCGTGCCGGGCCTAAAAGTCCACCGAGGTGGACCCCACGAGAAGAAGAAGCCGGTGCCCCAAGGGGCATGCCTGGGGAAGAGGAGGGAGGAAGGTCGGAGAAAGAACCTACCCAGGCCCGGCGAAAAGGAGATGGTGGCGGGCTGCTTTCGCTGCGTCCGATGCGCTTGCCTCGCCTCGGGCAGACCGAGGGTCAACGGGGCTCGTCCAGTGGGGCCAGGATCGTGTCCCGGCCGGCTACGGCCATGCGCCACCATCGTCGAAGCGGGCTGAGCATGCAGGCGCGCCCTGATGCCCCAATCTCAGCCCCAACGGGCGCTTCGATGATGGTCCCCGTCTTTCCGGGGTGTCAGTGCTGTTCTGCTCCGCGCCCACGCTCATCGGCGTGGTCATAACGCTCGGCCAGGGCATCACCCGCATTCGGGCATTTGCCGCACCTTCCCATGCAATTCGTCCCCGTCTCTCCGAGGTGTCACGCCATTGCCCATGCGGGGCTTTTCTGACCATGTGCAGGCGTTCACGCGGTCGTCTTGCCGCACCAGTGGCCGATTTGGGATGCACCTCCTCGGCAAAACCTCTGCTTTCGCAGGCATCGTTCCGACCTCGCGGTTTCGCCCGGATCCCACGGGCTCATCAGGGAACTAGGCCCGTCTTTCCGGGCTGTCATGACGGCTATCGACAGGGAGCGCGCCTACCGACTCAACCTCGGCCGCACCCGTTGTGAAGGGATGCTGGCGTCTTCCCGCGCAGAGCGACGGGCGCCATGGGCTTCGGTGCCTTCGATGTGCTGTATCGGCTTCACCATCACGACTGCAGGCTGACCCGGCTTACTCCATTGCTGGCTGTCGGGCGGACCTTCCGGCTGCCTGCAACCTGCATGCGTGATGGCCCTCTCTCGAGGGCATGCCGGCATTCCAACCGGCGTGACCGTTTCTGATCTTGGGCGTCTACCCCTCACCTGTTGGACCGTGTACCGCGCTTGGGCGGGCTGGAGACGGGCGGACCCCGCAGAACCACGCACCCATGCCGCATGGAACCTCTTGTGCCGGACAAAGCGCCCCAGGTGGCGCAGCAACATCGGCAGGCTGCTTTGTAAAGGTGCTGAGTAGGGCTGCTGCACGATGGAGGCTGGCCCATCGACACGCGGCCTTTTGGCCCCACCCCGCGTTTGCGTCCTATGCGCTTCGCGCTCGTGTCGCTAGGGCTCAGGTGGTGTGTCGATGGGTCAATATTAGGGATGCCTTACTTTTGTGTCAATAGGCATGCCTAATTAAAAGTTAAGTGGCGGCGTCGGCACTATGCGTGGCGCTACAGTGAGCACATGAGCAAGCCCACCCGGACCGCCAGCGAACTCAGTAAGCTTTTACAAGCGCGTTTCGCGGCCCTGCCGGGCATGGGCGGCACGGCGCTGGCCACGCAGCTGGTGCGGGTGGTCGGAATCGAGGGTGACGGCGAGGGTGGACCGACGTGGATGATGAGGTCGACCGTGCCGCCTAGTGCGTGGCGGCCGGATGTTGCTCGCGTGCTTAAGCAGCTGCAGTTGCAGTACGACCTAGACTGCGACGGTTGAGCTTCACCTGCTTGCAGGTGCAACAGGGGGGCTTAACAACGGGTTAAGGCACTGGGGGCTGTAGCGCATCGCGGCTGGGAATCGCGTCGGCTCGCAAGACGCTCCATTCCCAAAACACGCCTTCAGATCGAAGGATGGAAAGTCGCTGATAGCGGATCGCCACCAATCCGTGATCAACCGTTTCGACAGCCACACTCAGCCTCACAGGCTGGGTCTCGTCAGGCGCGGGCAATTGCCGCGCAGCAGCGGCAATCACCTCGGCAGGGAGGTACCAAAAGATGCCAGTTTCATTGCTCATGCTGTGTCCCGCGGCCTCAGGATTTTCCAACAAGCAGCCGGCGCAAGACAAAGGGCTGATGGTGGGTAGACCCCGTCTAAGTATGCATCTGAAGGGCGCCCCTCCGCGCCCGGCCACCTACCAGGTGCATTGAGGCGACCTCCGCAAGCGAGAGTGTCATTGGCTCGAAGCCATCGTTGATGGATCGCAGCTGGATCTCATCCTGTCGTTGCCAGCCGAACTCCTTCAGGAGCTTCCGCCCGTCGTGGCAGCGGACCACGACGTCGTCGCCGGGCTGGGCTTCATGCGAAGGCTCCACGACGACAAATTCCCCGTGCCGGTATCGCGGGTGCATGGAATCCCCGCGCACCCGGAGCGCATAGGCCTGCGGATCCGACGTCGGGTAGAGGATGAAGCCCTCACCGACACCAACGGGGTACTGGGTCTCCTCAAGGTAGCCGTCATGGCCACCCTTCACCTCGCCGACGAGCGGGACCGCGACACGAGAACGCAGGGTGGGCGCTTCTTCCACTTCGACTTGAGGCGCAGCGGCAAGGCGCGAGCTGGATGTTTGTTCGCCGGTCCGCATTGGACCCAAGCCTTCCCCCAACCACTTAGGGTTCACACCCAGAAAGGCTGCGGCATTCACGAGGTTCGTGCCCTCCACCGACTTCGTTTCCCCGCTTAGCCAGGCACTGACGGACGGCGGCTTGATGCCGCAGGCCTTGGCCAGCGCGGCCTGCGTGCGCTTGGGCGGTCCCTCAAGCGCAATCCTCATTCGCTCTGCCAAAGTGCTTTGCATTAGGCAATCCTAATAATAGGCATGTAAGGCATGCCTATTGACGCGGATGTAAGGGATGCCTAACATTTGGGCATGGATGACCTGTCCCTCATAGAAGCGCTTGGAGGCACCTTCGCGGTTGCCGCTCTCGCTGGCGTAAAGCCTCCTTCTGTCTCCGGATGGAAGGACTCCGCGCGCATACCTGACGACAAGCGGATCCGCCTTGCCCCGGTTGCCGAGGCGAGAGGAATCGTCAGTCGGAAGACTCTCTTCCCCCACGACTGGCACCTCATCTGGCCCGAGCTCGTGACACCGGAGACGCCGGCCCCCAGCGCCGCCGCGCTCTTGCCGAAGGAGGTTGCTCATGGATGACACCGGAGTGCAGCCGCTGATGGCGCAGTGCCATGCAGCGCTGGCGCGCGCGCAATCCGCGGACCTTGGTGTGCGGGCAGCCCTCGACGCGATGTGGTCACCAGATGTGGCCGCCGTCACCCCATGGATCGGGGTGGACCTGTCATCCAGTCCAGATGAGACTGCATTCTTTGCAGTGTGTCCTTGCCCCCGTCCAGAAGGATGCCGGGCTGCACTCCCATCTGGGCTGTCATCCGCTCCAGCATCGTCAGCACCTGATCCCGGTTCGGTGAGCACTGAACCACAGCCCGGAGCAGCAGCATGACGGACATCCGCTGCGCTGCGTTTTCTTCCACTTGGCTCTCCAGCGATTCGATGCGCTGCGAGAGCAAGCGAACGAGTTCCAGGTTGCTGTGTAGCGCCTCCGTGAGCGCCTTCACGTCTTTGTCCATGGCAGGGACCTTTTCCGGCTCGTTTGGGAACGCCCATTGTGGCGAGGTGCCCTTGGCCACTCTCGACCGAGAGGTGCCATAGATGCCCAACCATCTCAACAAGACAGAGACGTTGGCCGCTTCGCAAATCGCGGCCCTGCTTGAACAGTTCTCGCCGGCGCGGGCCAGGGCGATTTTGGCCAAGGTCAGCGCTGCCGCTGAGGATGATGCGCCCCCGCCGTTCGCGCGCAGCGTTGCCGGCCCGCTCGGCAAGCTGGACACCCCGCTGAAGACCTGGCTCGACGCTGGCACTGCGGATCTGTTCCGTCGCAAGGCCGCGATGCGCAAGCAGGACGCCTCCGCGGCGTTGCGCGACTGCGCCTATGCCTGGGTGCACCAGAAGACGTACACGGTCATGGCGGCTGAGAAGGCATTGCATGACGCCGATGCTATGGACGTGCTGGCGCACATGACAGGCCCATTCGAGGGCCGCGAATCCGGAGGCCCGGATCAATGACGGCCACTCTGACCATGCTGGCGCAGAACGCGCCGCTGACCATGAGCAGCCGCGACATCGCGGAGCTGACGGGCAAACGCCACGACAACGTGATGACCGTGTGCCGCGCGCTTCGGAACGGAGGGGTGTGTCCTGAAATTCAGGAGACCCCCTGGACGAACCCGCAGAACGGGCAGGCCTACATGGAGTGCCTTCTGGCCAAGCGCGACTCGCTCGTCCTGATCGCGCGGTTGTCACCGGAATTCACGGCGCGGCTGGTCGATCGCTGGCAGGAGCTGGAGGCCCAGCATGCCCAGCAGTCGCCTGCCGTACCGCGGACGATGGCTCAGGCCCTGCGCCTGGCCGCCGAGCAGGCGGAGCAGTTGGAGCAGCAGCAGGCCGCGCTGGCGCTGGCCGCGCCGAAGGTGGCGTTCGTGGACCGCTACGTGTCTGCCACGTCGGGAGAGAAGGGATTCCGCGAGGTCTGCAAGCTGCTGCAGGCGAACGAGTACGAGTTCAGCGAGTTCCTGATCGCCGAGAAGATCATGTACCGCCTGGCCGGGAAGATGACGCCGCACGCGCCGCACCTGGACGCCGGCCGGTTCGTGGTCAGGACAGGCACCGCGCCGCGGAACGAGCACGCCTACGCGCAGGCCAAGTTCACGCCGAAGGGCATCGAGTGGGTGGCCGGCCTCTGGGGGCAGCGCCTGGCGCGCAAGGCGCAGGAGAGCGGCACGGCATGAGCACGATCGTGATGGCAGCCTGCTGGCCGCTGCAGGGCATGAGCCCATCCCAGAAGGCCGTGCTGATCTCGCTGGCAGACCAGGCGAACGACGACGGCGTGTGCTGGCCGGCGATCTCGACCATCGCGCAGCGCACCTGCCTGTCGGAGCGTGCGGTGCAGGAGGCGATCGGCTGGCTCCAGACCGTGGGCCTCGTGTTCAGGGAATACCGCTTCAACACCAGCACCAGCTACACCGTGACGCCAGCGAGCTACCGGCCCGCCGCGGCGCCGACGAAGCGCGAGCGCATGCGCAAGGGTGCGCCAAGCGCACCGGGTGCAGCTGGCGCACCCCCCGCAGATAGCGCACCCCCCGCACTTTGCGCACCAGGGGGTGCAGATGGCGCACCGGGTGGTGCAGATAGCGCACCCCACCCCCCGCAGGTGGCGCACCCCGGGGGTGCAGATGGCGCACCCAAATCATCAATGAACCGTAAAGGGAACCATCAGGGAACCGCCACTGAACCATTCCCGCCTGGCGAGCAGGCGGGCCCGACGGCCGGTGGGGAGGCTGATTCGGGCGGCGAGACAGAGCTTCAGGCCGCCTGCCGGCTGACCTGGCACGCCTACACCCAGGCCTACCTGGCCCGCTACCAGGTGAAGCCGGTCCGCAACGCCGCCGTCAACGCCAACGTCAAGACGCTGGTCAAGCGGCTGGGCCACGACGAGGCGCCGCTGGTGGCGGCTTGGTACGTCGAGCACGTGAACGAGGCGTTCGTGGTGAAGAACTCGCACGGCGTGGGCATCCTGGTGAACCAGGCCGAGAGCTTCCGCACCCAGTGGGCACGCGGTCAGGCCGTCACCGGCGCTGCCGCGCAGGCCGCCGACAAGTCGAGCGCCAACCTTGACGCGATCGAGGAGACGAAGCGCCTCCTCCGACAGCGCGCCGCTCGCGACGCAAGGGAGGGCGCCCATGCCTGAGCTCAATCACGATGACTGGCTCACCGAAGAGCTCGGCGCCACGATGGAGCTGGCCGGCCAGCAGATCCGTCCAACTGCGCTTGCGCTGCTGGTGAGCGACCTGGAGCACGTGCCAAGGCAGCTGCTGCAGGTCGCGCTGGCGCGGATCCGGGCCGAGCACAAAGGTCCCATCCTCACCGGCACGGTGCTGCAGTACGTCGACCACGCGATGGGCCGGCTACTGCCCGCCGAGGCATATGCGCTGGCGCTGGCCAGCACTGATGACCAGATCACCGTGGTCTGGAACGACGAGATCGCGGCTGCGTGGGGCGTGGCGGCGCCGCTGGCCCGCGCTGGCGACAAGTTCGGCGCGCGCCAGGCCTTCATGGAGGCCTACGGGCGGATCACAGGCGAGGCTCGGGCGCTGCGCCGCACGCCGCGGCCGCTCGTCAGCCTGGGCTACGACTTCGAAGGGCGCACGCGAGCCCTGCAGGAAGCTGAGATGGCCGGCCGCCTGCTCGGCGGCGTTGAGGCGCTCCCGGATGACGTGCGCGACCAAGTGCAGCTGCCCGGACCGCGCCAGCAGATGGCGCTGCCTGCGCCTGCGGTGGCCCTCAACGAGGCGCAAGGCATGACGCTGGCGCGACTGTCCGTGCTGCGCAACCAGATCACGAAGGGGTTCCCGCGCGCGGTGCGCCTGCAGCGCGTGCGCGTGTGGCAGGACCAGCGCCGCGTCCGGGCATTGAAGGCGGCGGCTGCCGCGAAGGTGGCCGCCTATCAGGCACAGCAGGAAACAGCATGGAAGTGAGCGACGAGATCATCGCGGGCCGCGCGCGGGCGGTGGCAGCATGGCAGGACTTGGGCATGACACGGTTGGGCATGGCCGGCTACTGCTGCATCCTGGCCTACCTGACGGCGGGGCCCGCCACCACCATCGACGTGTGGAAGGACTTTGGCCTGTCGAGCAGGCAGCACGTGCGCGAGCTGGTGAATCGGATGGGCGAGCTGGGGCTTGCGCATACCGTCGGCAGTCAGCGAACCGGCCCGGCCGGCCCCGCCTCTCCTCTGTGGCTCGCCGGCGCTGGCGAGGTCAGTCGCCTCGGTTGGGCGTGCCGAGAGAAGTTCGCCGAGCTCATGCAGCTGCGGGTGATCCTTCGCGCGATGGGGGAGCCTTCGCAAGCCAAAGCGCTGGCGCGCGAAACCGGCTCCCACGAGATGACCATCAATCAGCTGGTGCGCCTGCTCACGCGGCTTGGACTGGCGCATCTGCACTCATGGGACCCGCCCGCGCGGGCCGGCGGCAATGGTCTGCACGTTGCGTGCTGGGTCATCGGGCCGGGGCGGAGCGCCCCGCGGCCGGCGCCGCAGCCGCTCGCCGTCATCCGGCGCCGCACCCGCGCTGCACGCCGCGACAAGCGCCGGGCCATGGCGATCTCCCATGCACTTGCCGGCACTGCTGGCGCGACGATGGGAGCCGCGGCATGAAGATTCTTGGCATCGACCCAGGCGCGAACACCGGCATCGCAACGTTCGAGGGTGGGCAACTCCGGGCGCTGGACACGATCACCCCGCTGCAGCTGGAGCGCACCATTCGCGCCGCGGCGCCGGCGCGCGTGATCTACGAGGACTCGCGCCTGCAGTCGCGCGCATGGACGGCGCAGGCGAAGACCGCCAAGGGCGCGGCGCTGGCCACGGCGCGCGATCTGGGTCAGGTGGACGCCTGGTGCAGCCTCATCGACGCCATCTGTGAGGAACTGGGCATTCCAGCCCACGGCATCAGCCCGGCCGCCAAAGGGCCGAAGCGCAGTGCTGAGAACTTCGCCGCCTACACCGGCTGGACGGGCCGAAGCAATCAACACTGCCGCGACGCCGCGATGGTGGCTTGGCAGTTCAGAGGTATCGCTGCAGGTGCCGGCCGGAGGCCAGGATGCTGAGCCGCAAGCAGCCGATGAGCCGTGGAGCGCGGCAGCTCGCGAGCCGCGGCTTCAGCGGAGCGCCGTGCCGTACGTCCGCACGCGGCGGGGCAGTGCCGCCGGCGGATGCGGAGGCTGCGCGCGAACAGCGCCTGCGAGACCGCGCAGCAAGGGCAATGGCCAGTGCATGCCCGCGGTCGGCCTCGATGGTGGCCTGTGCCAGCACGCCGATGGCCGCGTGCGAGAAGGACAACGCGCTGTGCAGCGAGCCCTACCGTCGCCTCGTGGCGAGCATGCGCTGCGCCTGGTGCGGCGTGAGCGGGTTCAGCCAGCACGCGCACGAGAACATGGGCAAGGGGCTGGGCCTCAAAGTGGATGACCGGAGAGCGTTCCCTCTGTGCGGCGCCCGGCCGGGCGTCGAGGGATGCCATGTGGCGTTCGACCAGTACCGCCTGCTGCCAGGTGGCCGCGATGCGCACCGCGCCGCCGGCGCGCGTTGGGCTGCGGCGACACGGCATCAAGTTCGAAGCCAGGGCATGTGGCCGGCACGCCTGCCGATGTGGGTGGAAGGAGAGCACGAAGGTGGATGCTGAACATTCGTCCGCCGCGGCGCCACGCAAGCTCACCGCCCGCCAGGCGGCGGGCCGTCAGTTCCTGGCCGACTACCTTGCCGAGAACGACAACCTGCCCACGCTGTCGGTGATCGCCGAGCACTTTGGCTGGGCCAGCTCGAACGCTGCCAACACTCTGATCGGTGAGCTGGTCCGCGCTCAGGTACTGGAGCCGCTGCGGAAGCAGAAGGGATATCGATTCACACGCGAAGGAGACGCCCATGGCTGAGGGACGACGCAGCACCACCGCCATCGTGCTGGAGGCGGTGCAGGACCTGCATGGCCAGGAACAGATCGTGACGCGCGAGACGCTGGCAGAACTCACGGGCCTGAAGATGACAGTGATCGATGACCGGCTGGCGACGCTGGTGGACGATGGCCTGATTCTGCGCGTGCAGCGTGGGGTGTTCGTACCGGCACCGCGTCACCCAGCCGCCCGGGCGATGTCGCGCACGCTGATGCCTGATGGCATGGTGAAGATCGAGATCGGCGATCAGGTCCTGGAGCTGACCCCGCGAGAGGATCGCATGTTGGCCAACCTGCAGGCAGGTGCGGCGGCGCAGCTGGCGGCAATCGAGACGGGCAGGAACACCGCCATGATGGCGGCCGAGCTTGCTGGACAAATCAAGCGGCTGGAACGTACGGTTCGTGCGCTCCGCGAAGAAAGGACCAGAGATAGTACGCAGCTTGAGTTAGAGCCTCACCGGCCCTAGAGCAATCGACTCTATTTTCCGAAAGATTGAGAGATTTTGTCGCCCAATAAATTTTCTACCCATTCCGTGGTAATTTGATCAGGCAACACGATTGCTTCAAAAGCCTCTCCGGCGTCTGCATATTTTGCCTCAATTTCGCCCACAGAAAGAATTGAAAAGACGACGGCGTCATAATAAGAGTGGTCAGGAAACACTGCTGGCTTTCGCGTGCCCCACCTAATCTCAACGATAGGTCCGTTTGGGCCCTCCAGCATAGGCACATCGGCCCATTGCTTATTCTCAATAAGTTTTTGAGCGGCCCGACGAAATGTGGGAGCGACGATTTGCTGTATCACTCTGGCAGAAACCGCCCGGGCATTTTGCTCGTCTTGTGATTTTTTCTCTTCAGCACGCCGTGCTTCTTCGGCTGCCTGGTTCTTTTGGTCAATCGCATCTTGAATTCTATTGAGCCAGTTCACTTCTCAACTCCGACCATGTTGTGGAGAGTGCATCTTAGTGCTGGGAGCGAACGCATGCCAACGCAGTAGATCAATGGGAAACCCCTGTAGGGTTGGACTGACGCAGAGGCGGTGAGCAGACTGCCCGGCATGCCACCACGCAAGCCGGCCAAGCCGCCGGATCCCGATCCGCCGAAGAAGCCGAAACCCGAAGTAAAGAAGCCCGCAGCCAGAAAGAAGGCCGCGGGCTCTGCCGCGTCTGCCTCCTCCGCAGCCTCACGGCAAAAGCAGACCTCTTCGATGCGCCGGTGCACGCCGAAGGAGCAGCGCTTCGTCGACGAATACCTGATCGACCTCAACGGCACGCAGGCTGCGATCCGCGCTGGCTACAGCGCATCGTCAGCCCGGCAGATCGCATCGGAGAACCTGTCAAAACCTTACATCCAGCACGCGATCGCCGAAGCCCGCCGTGCGCAGCAGCAGCGCACCCGAATCACGGCCGACCGGGTCGTGCAGGAGATCGCCAACGTCGCGCTGGCTGACGCGCGCGAGCTGGTCGAGGTCCGAACGGGCTGCTGCCGCTGCTGCTACGGCGAGGGCCACAAATACCAGCGCACCGTCGGCGAAATGAACCGCGATCGGGAAGACTGGGTGGAGAAGGGCGGGAATCCAGCGGAGTTCGATGAAGCCGGCGGCATCGGCTTCAACCCCCTGCTGCTGCCGAAGGAAGGCTGTCCCATCTGCGGCGGCGATGGCATGGCGCGCACTGTCCTGAAGGACACCCGGACGCTTTCCCCGCAGGCCGCTGCGCTGTACGCCGGCGCGAAGCAGACCAAGGAGGGCATCGAAATCAAGATGCACTCTAAGGTGGAGGCGCTGGAGAAGCTGGCCAAGCACCTGGGCCTCTACGCTGAGGACAACCGGCAGCGCACGGATCCGCTGGCCAGCCTGCTGCACTCCATCGCTTCGGGCAACAGCAACGGGTTCCGGCCAGTGCAGCGCGATCCCGAACATGAGAGCGACGAGCCGTGAGCACTGTACAGGTGGTTGAGCGGCCATTGCTGCCCCTGCCGACTGACGCGCAGGAGTTGGCGCGGTGCCTGGCCGATCCGGAGTGGCGGGTGTTCTCCGGCTGCCTCTACAAGATCATGATCAAGGGGGATGACGGCGAGGACGCGATGGTCATGCCGTTCATCCCCAATCGCGCGCAGCGACGGTTCGTCCGCAGGCTCTGGCATCGCAATCTGATCCTCAAGGCCCGCCAACTGGGCTTCACCACGCTGATCGCAATCCTGTGGCTGGACCACGCGCTGTTCAACGCCGACCAGCGCTGCGGGATCATCGCGCAGGACCGTGAGGCTGCCGAAGCCATCTTCCGGGACAAGGTCCGCTTCGCCTACAACAACTTGCCAGCCGAGATCCGCGAGAGGTTCCCGCTCGCTCGTGACAGTGCGGTCGAGCTGCTGTTTGCCCACAACAACTCCAGCGTGCGCGTGGCCACGTCCATGCGGTCGGGCACGATCCACCGCCTGCACGTGTCGGAGTTCGGGAAGATCTGCGCCAAGTTCCCCGACAAAGCGCAGGAAGTCGTCACGGGCTCGATCCCGGCCGTGCCGCTGACCGGCATCCTCGTGATTGAGAGCACGGCTGAGGGGCGCGAAGGCGACTTCTTCGAGATGGTGCAGCAGGCCGAGGCGCGCCACCTCAGCAAGCTGCCGCTGACCCCGCGCGATTACCGCTTCCACTTCTACGCTTGGTGGCAGGAGCCCCGGTACCGGCTGGATTCGCGCACGGTGTCGATCAGCCGCGAGGATCACGAATACTTCGAGCTCATCGAGACGCAGATGGGTTGCCACATCGACCCGGACCAGCGTGCCTGGTACGTGGCCACGAAGCGCGCTGACTTCTCCGGCCGCGACGAAAAGATGTGGCAGGAGTACCCGTCGACGCCGGCGGAGGCCTTCCAGGTCAGCACAGAGGGCAACTACTACGCCAAGGACATGGCGGCCCTGCGCAAGCGCGGCGGCGTCTGCAAGGTGCCCATGCTGGACGTGCCCGTGAACACCTTCTGGGACATCGGCAACAGCGACGGCTGCGCGATCTGGTTCCACCAGGACTTGCGCGGGGAAGACCGATTCATCGGGTACTACGAGGCCCACGGCGAGGACCTGCGCCACTACGTCACCCAGCTGCAGGCCTTCGGCTACCTGTTCGGCACGCACTTCCTGCCGCACGACGCCGAGCACCGCCGCCTCGGCGACTTCAACCGCTCCACGCTGGAGATGCTGCAGGCCCTGCTGCCTGGCCAGCGCTTCACGGTTGTGCCGCGCATCACGGAGCTGATCACCGGCATCCAGCAGACGCGGAAGCACCTGAAGGCGGCCTACTTCGATGAGAGTCGGTGCGAGAGGGGCATCGGCCGCATCGAGGGCTACCGCAAGAAGTTCAACCGGGCCGACAACCGGTACATCGACCAGCCGGACAAGAGCAACGGCTGCAGCGAAGGCGCCGACGCGCTGCGCCAGTGGGCCCAGGCCAAGGAGCTTGGAATGCTCTCCTCGGGCGGCCAAGACAGCTACCGAGAGGCACCCGCCGGCGACTGGCGCTCATAGGAGAGGACCATCATGCAATTCCGACGCCCCCCGGCAGCCGCAGATTTCGGCGCGCCCCTCACCCCCAAAGAGTACGCAGCCATCCTGGACGAGGGCATCGACCAGCCGCCGTGGCGCCGCAATGCGGATGTCGAAGCCGATTACGTCGAAGGCAACCAGCTTTCGACCGAGCTCATGCAGCGCCTGAAGGCCCTCGGCGTGCCGCCGGCAAAGGAGAACATCATCGGCCCGGCAATTGCCGCGCTCTGTGGCTACGAGGCCAAGACGCGCACGGATTGGCGCGTCACGCCCGACGGCGATCCAGGCGGGCAGGATCTGGCCGATGCCCTGAACTATCGCCTGAACCAGGCCGAGCGGCACAGCAAGGCTGATGAGGCGATGAGCGAGGCCTTCCGTCCGCAGGCCAGCGTGGGCCTCGGCTGGGTCGAGGTGACGAAGAACAGCGACCCCTTCGGCTTTCCGTTCCGCTGCCGCTACGTCCACCGCAACGAGATCCGTTGGGACATGCGCGCCCGCGAGCGCGACCTGTCCGATGCTGCCTGGCTCGTGCGCGAGCGCTACGTGAAGAAGGCGCGTGCCCTGGCGCAGTTCCCGGCCGCTGCCGACCTGATCGAGCAGTACACGGTGGCGAACGGGCTCGGTGGCTATGGCCCGGTGATGGAGGGTGGCGATGGCACGGGCCTGATCGCCGGGCTCGACATGAACCGTGCGTGGACCACGCGCGAGCAGGCTTGGTACCGGCGTGAGTCGGACGAGGTGTGCATCGGTGAAGTCTGGTACCGCCGCTGGGTGCCAGCGCTCATCCTGCGCGTGAAGGCCAACAACCGTGTGGTCGAGTTCGATGAGCAGAATTTCGCGCACGTGATGGCGGTGGAGCAGGGCTGGGGCCGTATTGAGCGCGCGACCGTCACGCGCGTGCGTCGCAGCTACTGGATCGGGCCGGTGTGCGTGCACGACGGGCCAACGCCCCATCCGCATCCGCACTTCCCGTACGTGCCGTTCTGGGGCTACCGCGAGGACATGACGGGCGTGCCTTTCGGCCTCGTGCGCGACATGCTCTTCCCGCAGGACAACCTGAACAGCACGATGGCGAAGCTGCGCTGGGGCATGGCCGCCACGCGGGTTGAGCGCACAAAGGGCGCCGTGGCCATGACGGACGAGCAGCTGCGCCGGCAGGTGGCGCGGCCGGATGCCGACATCGTGCTGGAAGCCGACGCGATGGCGCGGCCAGGCGCCCGCTTCGAGGTGAAGCGCGACTTCCAGCTCAATGCCCAGCAGTTTCAGCTGATGCAGGATTCGCGGCTGGCGCTCGAGCGCGTGAGCAGCATCACCGCGAGCTTCAAGGGTCAGACCGGGACAGCCAACTCGGGCCTGCAGGAGCAGACGCAGGTGGAGCAGAGCCAGGTCAGCATCGCCGGCCTGATGGACAACTTCAAGCGCGGCCGCGCGATGGTCGGTGAGATGCTGCTGGCCATGCTGATTGACGACATCGGCGTCGACCAGCAAACCGTGGTCATCGAGGGCGACACGCTCAAGCCCTCCCGCACGGTGATGCTCAACGTGCAAGAACGCGACCCCGCCACAGGCGAGGTGTACCTGTCGAACGATGTTCAGCGGGCCCGCCTGCTGGTGGCGCTGGAAGATGTGCCCACGACCAGCAGCTTCCGGGCCCAGCAGCTGGCCGCGCTGACCGAGGTTGGGAAGTCGGCCCCGCCGGCGCTGCAGCAGGTGATCGTGCCTTTCATGGTCGACCTGATGGATCTGCCGCGCAAGCGGGAAGTGGTCGAGGCCGTGACCCGGGCGCTGCAGCAGGGCCAGGCCGATCCGAACGCCATTCGCGAGCAGGTAAAGACCGAGCTGATGCACGATCTGAAAGAGCGGGAGCTGGCCAACAAGGAACGGCTGACCGATGCGCAGATCCGCCAGCTCATGGCCCAGGCCGTGCAGACCGGCGTGCAGGCCGCCTTCGCGGCGATGCAGGGCGGTGCTCAGGTGGCGCAGATGCCGATGATCGCGCCGATCGCCGATGCCATCATGCAAGGGGCGGGGTATCAGCGCCCGACACCCGCTGGCGACGATCCCAACTTCCCCACGCCGGCCGTCACCGCCGCGATGAACATCAAGAGCCCGTACATCCAGGGCCAGGGCCCGGCCGAGCCCGCGGCCGCGGAAGAGGCGGCCGCAGCTGCGCCACCGGTGCACGAGAACACGAGCCCCACGTTCCCGCCACGACCGCCAGCTGATGGCACGGGGATGCGAGGGATCGAAACGGCACGGACTTCCGACAATCTGGCCTGACCCCTGTAGGGCTCGGCGCCGGGTGGTGATGGACAGAGCATCGGCTGCCCATCATCAGCCGGAAGTCCACCATGCGTTCACTTCGCCCATCCATCGCCGGGGTCCTGGCCGCCGGCCTCGCAGCAGCAGCCATCCCGACGTCGCTCATCGTTCCTTCACCGGCCAGAAGCAGCCTCGAGCCTGCCACCGCGACGAAGGTCAATGCCAGCACACCGGCACCGCTCACGACCTGGCACGCGGAGCCTTCGTTCGGGCCGTGGTGGGCGCGCCATCGCTGCAGCCGTCGCGCTGGCTACCCGGACGGTCCAGGCTGGACTGTGCGCCATGTGCAGCGCATGGCGCGCAAGCGCCGCAACCAGGCCCGTCACCGTCGCGCCCGCCGTGGGTAGCGCCGCGGCGGCCTTTACCCCCCTGTAGGGTTTCGTCGGCCGCGCCATAGCCTGCACAGTAGCGCCAAGCGTGAAGCGAAAGCAGATCGTGAAGCAGCCCGCTCGTGAGAGCCGGCGCCTCCCTCGAAAGAGCGCGAGGCATCTCCCATAGCTGGAGAGTGCACGGCGGGGCTTCGGCCCCGCCTGGCCCTCGAATGCCGTGGTGTTCTCAAACCTCATGCCGGATGGACGTCCGGACGGTGGAGCACATGACGACCGAAGCTCAGCAACTGCTGAACGCCGCTTTCGCGGGCGACCTGAACCTGGATGCGGACGCATCGCAGGGTCAAGGCGCATCCGCACCCAATCCCGCACCGGCGCCGGAGGCGCAGGCCCCTGCTGCACCTGCAGCGCCCGCAGCCGCACCTGCTGATGGTGCTGCACCCGCCGCTGCGCCCACGGCTGCCGCACCGGCTGCGGCTTCCCCTGCACCGGCCGCGGCGGCACCCAGCTCCTCGGAAGAGAAGCCGGCACCCATCGCGAGCAAGTCGGGCGACTACACCATCCCGTACGAGAAGCTCGTCGCTGCACGCGAGGAACGCGACCGGGCCCGCGCCGAGGCAGCGCAGTTGCGAGACCAGGTCGCCCAGCTGAACGCAGCCCAGGCCGCCAACCTCGGGCGAGCCCAGGGCGCAGCGCAGGCCCGTGCGGACGCTGGCCAAGCGCCGACCCAGGCCGACAAGAACGCCGCCGTGGCAGCTGCCGCAGTGGGGCAGGGCGCGGATGCGGCCCTGTTCGGCGACTTCTCCGAGGAGGGGATCGCCAAGGGCATCCGTGCGCTGACCGACCAGGCGCGCGACCAGGTCCGCGCCGAGTTGCGCGAAGAACTGTCAAAGCACGTGGCGCCGCTGCAGGAAAGCGCGGCCAAGTCCGCGGCCCAGACGCACCGCGAGGCCATCTACGGCGCCCACCCGGACGCCGACGAGGTCTACGAATCCGCCGAGTTCCGCGACTGGCTGGCCGGAAAGCCTGCCTTCCTGCGGGGCGCCATCGAAAACACGCTGAAAAGCGGCGCCGCCACGGATGTGGTCGACGTGTTCTCGGCCTTCAAGTCCGAAGCCAAGCCCGCCGCCGCGCCGGCTCCAGCAGCCCCCGCGGCCGCTGCAAGCCCCGCTGTGGCCCAGGCGAAAGCCGCGGCGCAGGCGCAGCCCATCGTGCCCAACAGCCTGTCGGATCTGACGGGCGACGGCACCACCGGCAGCGAAGGCGAACGTCTGAACAAGCTGGCCGAGGACCCGAAATCGCTGCTGACCCACATGCAGGCGCTGACACCCGCGCAGATCGAACGCGCGATGAACAGCGTCTGACCCTGAACCCGCAGGCCACCTCGTGATGAGGCTGCCCCATCCCTTCGAAGGAAGACTGCAATGACCAAGACCGCCATTGCCGCTGGCTCGTCCAATGCGCAATTCGTCCAAGCTGCCGGGCTGTTCGCGCAGTCCATGCAGCGCAACAGCACGCTCAACCGCATGGTGGGCAAGATGCCCCAGGGCGAGGCCGGCGTGGCCTCGACCGTGCGCAACCAGACCACGACCGACATGCCCATCGTCCGCACGGTGGACCTGTCGCGCGGCCGCGGCGACGAGGTGGAGTTCCACTTCGTGCAGCCCGTGAACAGCTACCCGATCATGGGCAGCGAAATGGCCGAGGGCAAGGGCGTGGGTATCTCGCTCGACAAGTCCCGGGTGCGTGTCAATCAGGCGCGCTTCCCCGTGGACCTGGGCGACACCATGACCGGCCTGCGCAGCCCGGTGGAGTTCCGTCGGCTGGGGCGCCCGATCGCCCAGAGTCTGATGGACTCCTACCAGGATCAGGCCACCCTGATGCACCTTGCCGGCGCCCGGGGCTTCAACGACACGATCGAGTGGCGCGTGCCGCTGGCCTCCCATCCGAAGTTCGCTGCCATCGCGGTGAACACGGTGAAGGCGCCCACGAAGAACCGCCACTTCATCGCCGACTCCGGCACCGTGAAGCCCTTCACGATCAACGCGGGCGAGGTGGACCTGCAGACCACGGACATGCTCACCATGGACGTGGTGGATGCCGTGCGCACCATGATCGAGTCGATCGCGCTGCCTCCCCCGGCCGTGAAGATTCCCGGCGACGTGGTGGCCGACGACTCGCCGCTGCGCATCATGCTGGTGTCGCCCGCGCAGTACCACAAGTTCGCGCAGGACCCCAGCTTCCGCCAGTTCCAGGCGAACGCGCTGGCGCGGGCTTCGAAGGCCCAACAGCACCCGCTCTTCCTGGGCGAGGTGGGCCTGTGGAACGGCATCCTGATCTGCAAGATGCCGAAGCCGATCCGCTTCTACGCGGGCGACACGATCAACTACGCCGCCAGCAACACCAGCGAGGCGGAGAGCCAGGTCGTGGTGCCCGCGTCGTTCGGAACCACCTTCGCGGTCGATCGTGCGCTGCTGCTGGGCGGCCAGGCGCTGGCGCAGGCCTTCGCGGCCGCGAAGGGCGACCAAGGCGGCATGCCGTTCTTCTGGAGCGAGAAGGACTTCGACCACGGCGACAAGATGGAGCTGCTGATCGGCGCCATCATGGGCCTGTCCAAGGTGCGCTGGCTCGTGGATCAAGGCGGCGGTGTCATGCACTACACCGACCACGGCGTGATCGCCGTGGACACCGCGGTGCCCATCATCGCGGCCCGCTCGTAATCGCCCCCACCGCCCCGATCCGCTCGGGGCGGGACCGTAGCCCAATCTCTGGAGAAGTCCATGGCCACCATCACGCGCAAGACCATGCCCCACCGCAACAACCTGGGCTCCACGCCCTGGGGCAACCTCAACGCACTGCTTTATGTCCTGACCACCAACGCGGCCGGCGCGCTGGAGAACAGCGATTCCGCCGCTGCCATCGCCTCGGGCGACAAGGTCCGCGTCGGCGTCATCCCGGCCGGTACCCTGCTGTACGACAGCCAGGTGATCGTCTCGACGCCGATGAGCGCCAACGTGACGCTCAGCGTCGGCTTCGAGTATGTGGACGGTGTCGACAGTTCCATCGTCCCGCAGTCGGCGACCTACTTCGGTACCGCGCTCGCTGCGTCTGCTGCCGCGCGTCTGCGCAACGCCACGGCCAACGCGCCGGTGACGCTGCCCAAGGACGCCTACCTGATCCTCACCACCGGCGGCGCGGCGAATGCGAAGGCATCGCGGGTCGACGTGGTGCTGGAAGGCATCAGCGAAGGCGTCGCCTGACGCGGGCGCAGCGCGCCTGTTCGCAACCCAACAGGCCGGCTCTGACCGGCCTGTTTTCCTCAAGGATCTCTCATGTCGACCGACTTCGACCGCGTGCAGTACAACGGCCGCAAGCCGTACCCGGACCCTCTGCTCAACGCCACGTGGGCGCCGGGCCAGATCCGGTTCGTGCCGGCCAGGATCGCGACCAAGCTGCTGAGGTTCGCCGAGTTCGACCGCGTGACCGTGGCGGCTGCTTCTGCCGAATCCTCCGCCAGTGCCACTCTCGCGTCCACCGAGGGTGCTGCCGGCGCCCAAGGGACTGAAGGGCAGAGCAGCGCGACCGGGGAAGCGGCCTCCGGCGACACGTCGAGCACGCCCAACGACACGGCCAACCAGGCCGCGCTGGAAGAAGCGCAGGCCCGGGAGAACGAGGCGCGCCGCCAGGCGGAAGCGCAGCGTCAGGAGCTGGAGCAGATGCTGGCCTCGATCGGCACCTGGGACAAGGATGCGCTGGCCGACTACGCCGAAAAGTACGAGCTGAAGCTGGACAAGCGCAAGGCCGTGCAGGCGCTTCGCGAACAGGTGAGCACGGCCGTCGAGCAGTTCGGGGTGCGCTGACGTGACGCTGGCCGAGCTCATCGCATCGTTCCGGCAGGATGCTGGCGACAAGGCGGAGCCCTACCTTTGGGCGGACGACCTGGTCAAGGGCTGGCTGAATGAGGCGCAGCAGGAAGCGGCCGTGCGCCGGCGCCTGCTGTACGGCTCGGCTCCCGCGATCAACGTCACCACTGCCGCCGGGCGCACCTACCCGTTCACGGGCCTGTTCGAGGTGACCCACGCCACGCTGCAGGTGTCCGACCTGTCGGCGCCCGCCTCAGAGCTTGGAATCGTCTCGCGCGATGGCATGGACCGGTTCGACGCCGGCTGGCGGACACGGCCGGGCGTGCCCGCGCGCCTGATCGTGGAGGACACGCAGGTGGTGCTCGGCGGCGCCGTCGAGCGCGACTACACGCTGACGCTGGAGGGCTACCGCCTGCCGGCCGCCGTCCTTTCCGCCGGCGCCGACACGCCGGAGATCGCGCCGGTACATCACCGCTTCCTCGTGCACTGGGCGCTCCATCGCGCCTACAGCAACCAGGACGCCGACACCTTCGACGCGGCACGCGCGGCGCGCGAAGAGGTGGCCTTCACTGCCTACTTCGGCAGCAGGCCGGATGCGGATCTGCGCAAGGATGCGCGCGCGGACATGGACCATCACACCGAGGCGTTCTGGCTCTGACATGCGGGACTTCAATCTCGGAAGCATCGCGCCAGGCCTGAACAACCGGCTGGATCTTGCGCGCCTCGGCGTCTCGGACAAGGCCGGGCGGCGCACGTTCCTGCACGCTGCCCAGAACGTCGACCTCTCCGCACAGGGCTTCGCAAAGCGGCGGCGCGGCCAGACCGTGGCGGTCGAAGCCGCCTCTGCACATTCGATCTGGGCGGACCCTTCGGGGGCATTCGGGTTGGCAGTGCTGGACGGGGCCTTGACGCGGCTGGATCCGGAGGGCTCCGGGCTGCGCGCGACGATCGTGCGCGGGGGCATGGCATCGGCCCCGGTCTCGTACTCATCGGGGGCAGACGGGGCCGTCTACTGGACCAACCAGCACGAGGTGCGGCGGCTCATCGGCGCCAGCGATCTGCCGGTTGCCACCGACGGCCTGAGCAGTGCCCCTGCTCTGCAGCTCACGGCCGGTGCGCTGCGAGCGGGGCTCTACCTCTACGCCTTCACCGTCCAAGGCGATGCCGGCGAGTCGGCAGCGACGGTCATCCAGCAGATCAGCGTGCCCGCCGCCGGCGGGCTTGTGCTGGATGCGCCAGGCCTGGCAGGGCGTTCGGTGAACCTCTACCTTTCCGGGCCCGACGGTGATGTGCTTTCGCTGGTGCAGACCTCCAGCGCAGGGGCCTTCCTCGTGGTGGCACCGACGGAGGGCGGAAAGCGGCTGCGGACGGGCCAGACGGCGAGTATGCCGCCGGGATCCATCGTGCGGCACTTCAAGGGCCGCATGCTCGTGGCAGCGGGAGCGGTCCTGTACTTCTCCCGGCCCTACAACTACGGGTTGTATGACGCCGCCAGCGGATTCATCCCCTTCCCCGCGCCCATCTCGGTCGTCCAGCCCGTCGAGAGCGCCGCAGGCGGCGGGATCTACATCGCCGCCGACAAGACCTACTGGCTTCCCGATCTGTCCGGAGGCGCATTGGTGCCGGTGCTTCCGTTCGGCGGCATTCCGGGGTCAGGCGGGACCTCCCCGGACCAACTGACCGCCTTCTGGGGCAGTCCGCAAGGGCTCGTGGTGGGCGACGGTTCGGGTGCCGTCAAGACGCCCCAGCAGGATGCGATGTTCTTCGGCCCGGCGGCATATGGCGCCTCTTTGCATCGTGAGCAGGACGGAAACCTGCACGTCGTCACGTCACGTCTTGGCTCGGGCGCATCGATGGCTCGCGCGACGTCTTTCATCGAAGCGGAGCTCGTCCGCAAGGAGCAATCCAGTGACCTCTGAAAACCACCCCGCGCTGGCTCGAGCGGGATTTACGTACCGCACGCAGCTTTGCCGGCCGGCCAAGAGCGGGCGCATGCGGATCATCGACCTGGACGAGGTGCACAACCTCATTCCGGTCGAGGGCCTCAACTACCTGGTAGGGGCCGCATTCGCTGGCGCGACTGCCAGCGCGGACTGGTACCTGGGGATCTATGCCGGCAACTACACACCCACGAGCGACGTGAGTGCATCCAACGTGGCGACGCTGGCCTCCGAGTTCACCGGCTACAGCGCGGCCACCCGCGTGCATTGGACGCCGGGCGCTGTGGCTGCCGGCCTGGCCGACAACTCGGCCGCGAAGGCTAGCTTCACGTTCACGGCGGCCAGCACGCTCTACGGGGCATTTCTGGTCTCCGCGGCCGCGAAGGGCGCGACCACAGGCCGCCTGGGCTCGATCGCGCGGTTCACGACACCCAAGCAGCCGGCCATCGGCGACGTGCTGACCGTCGTCGCTGGCATCGCAATCACTTCTGACTGAGGCTCCACATGACCACGAAAATTTCCACCGGCCTGGCCGCTGCCATCCTCAGCGGCGGATCCGTGAAGTCGGCACTGTCGGGCGGCATCATCCGGATCTACGGCGGTTCGGCGCCGGCCGGAGCCGATGACGCCGCCACCGGCACGCTGTTGGTGACCGTGAGCTTGAACGGCGACGGCTCCGGTCTGGAGCTCGACGACGCGGTCGGGCAGACCATGAGCAAGCCCAGTGGCGACATGTGGGGCGGCGTTGTCGTGGCCACAGGCACCGCGACGCACTTTCGCTGGGTCCGGCCGGACGACACCGGTGCAGCTTCGAGCACGGCCGTGCGGCTCCAAGGCTCGTGCGGCACGGCAGGTGCGCAGCTCAACATGAGCAGCGTCAACCTGGTGCTGAATGCCGTTCAGACCATCGACTCCGGCGCCATCACGATGCCGATGGCGTAGCGTCGAGATGGCACTCGCAATTCATGTCCGCGACGACTTTGTGGGGGCCGCGAACACGCCCATTCAAGGTCGAGTGCCCAACGTCGTAGAGGGGCTGGGCACGCCGCCCGCTTGGGTCTCCGAAGCGGGGGCAAGTTCGACCTATGGCTTGGTCCTCAACGGAGCAGGTCAGGCTGAGGCTCGATCCGAGGGGTTCTGATGGCCTATCCGCAGACCTCCTCTTCCTTCGACCACACGTTGACGCTGGAGCTGCCCTCGGCAGCGCCCCTGACGCTCGAGGTCCGGGCCCAGTTCCAAGTAGCGAGCATTGGTCAGGATGGGCTCGCGTTGAGCATCCAGAACGGTGCTGAATATGTGCAGGTCCGGCTCAGCCCTGGTGCTTCAAACGTACGGCGCCGTTGCTCCTACGACGGCGGCGGATCCGTCAGCACGCCGGCGCCAAATGCGGGCACTCAGCCGTTCACGCTTCGCATCACCTGGGACGAGACCGGAGCGCGCTGCCTTTACGAGCCAGACAGCGGAAGCGCCTTCACCATTGACCTCCCTGCCGCGCCGTTGGAAGCGACCTCGACCGTGTTCTCGCTCCAGTGCTATGCCGTGCCCGCAGGTGGTGTGTCCATGCTCGTCGACTATGTCGACATTGGCCAGGAGGAAGGCTCTGCCTCTGAGTTCTGGACAAGCGTGATTGGCGCCGTCGAGGTGGTGTGAGAGATGCCGCAGCTTCCCAAATTCCGCAATGGCTACACGAGCGACGGCGCGCACTTGGCCCGGATGATGGGCGGGCCCACGCCGGTGTTGACGCGGCGCCGTGGCGACGCCCTCGTGCGCCGGGTCGGAGACTTCATCGACGTCGTCAGGACGGGCGGACCGCTGCAGGCGTTCGCGCTCGGCAACATCGGAGACGTGCCCACCATTGTGGCCTCCGATACGGGAAGGGGCCGCTTCTCGCGCCGTGGGCCTGCGCCAGAGGATGGCGGCTTTGTCACCTCTGAGCTTGCGTATTTCGGCCGCCAGTACGGAATTGCCGCGCGGTCAAAGGCCGCGGGCACCCATGTCTTTGAGAACCCCGCCTTCGGTTCTTACACCGTGATCGACACGGCGATCGAGCGCACGCGCGACGGCCGGCGCTTCTCCGACTACTACACCTATGTCCAGGCGAGCCCGGCAGGCTATCTGACCGCATCGACCCAGGTGCCTGGCGGCTATCGGCCCACCGCGGCAGGTCCGGCCTTCTACGCAGGGGCTGCATGGACCGCGATCGGCGAGGACGAGCCGCTGCCGGTGTACCTGCACGATGACGGGCGCGGCACCTTCACCACCGGCGCCGCGCTCTATGCGCCGGGCCACCGGCCCCACGGACACGACCTGATGACGCTGGCCCCCGGTCAGCTGCTGCGCGTGGACCGGTACCTGCGCGCTCTCGATTCGGCCGATGAAGCATGCCCGGGACTCGTTTTCACCAGCAGCCGAGATGGTGGGCTGACGTGGCAGCAGGTCGAGCACAACGACTTCTGCGTCGGCGAACTGGCGGCGCTGCGCGCACTGACGGTCAGCGCTGGGTTCGACATCGGCGCCGCGTACGCATCCTTCTGGGCCGCCCCGATCAGCGGCACGAAGGCGGTGATGGTCGGTGTCGTGCCCTACGCGATCGGCACCACGGCCGAGGCCTATGAGGTGCGCTGGAAGCTGAAGGTCGGGAGCATCGATCTGAGCGACGGCGTTCGAATCGGCGCGTCTGTGGAGCTTGCCGATGGGCCTGTCCGCTCGGCGACGGTATGGCGTGAGAGCCTTTCGATGGTGGCCATGAAAGGCGCGGCGCTGGTCAGCTATTCGCCCGTGACCGGTGGCTTGGACGAATGGCTGCGGCCCCAGAAGGCCTACACCTCGGACGGCGCCGGCTTGACGTTCGTCGCAGAGCTGCCCCAGCCCACGTATCGGACCGGTGTCATCACGGGATGGGACAGGGACACGCTGATCTGTCCCTTCTACGACGGGGAACACTCGCTGTACGCGAGCGATGACCTTGGGGAGACGTGGCGCCGGTGGGCCACCATCGCCAAGGGCGCGCCGGCGCCTGATCCTGCCGTTGAGCAGTACGTGCTCGGCGACTTCTCGAGGATTACGCTGCTCCAGCGCGACGGGCGACCGGCGCCAGCGTTCCCAATGACGCCCTGGGTGACGGACTGCCGCATCGAGGCCCCCAATGAGCAATGACCTCCTGAAGACTTCCACCCGCGTGCTGCGAGCGACGCAGATCCTGCTGCAGCCCGCGGTGGCCGGCCGCGCCGCATACACGAGCGTGGAGACGCGGACCGTGTGCCGATGGGTGGCCACCGGCGGCACCGTGATCCTCAACAGCGACGGCACCTCCAACAGCAGCAGTCCCTCGTCGCTCTCGTATACGCCTGGCCAGTACGTGTGCAGTGAGCAGCAGGTCCTCGTGCAGCATGCTGCTGTGCCCGCCAGCGAAGCCATCTACGGCACGGGGTATGAGTACGTCGTCGATCCCAACGTCGGCTGGAATGCTGGCGGACGGTCGATTGCCTTCATCGACGGTGACGGGTTCGTTCAGTTCAAGGTGGCGGCGTCGGTCTCTGGCGTGATCGCGGGCCTGTGCTCTTCGCCGGCGCCGGCCGACTACCCCGGCATCAACATCGATCATGCGTTCTATCTCACGCGCGGGACCGCGCGTGTGATGGAGGCCGGGATTCTGAAGGCCGTCGTCGGCTACTACCAGAGCGGAACCGTCTTCAAGATCGCGCGTGAGGAGGGCGTCGTCCGGTACTTGATCGACGAGAGCGAGGTCTACGTCTCGCCGACGCCGTCCAGTGGCGTCGCCTGGCTTGAGGCGTCACTGTATGCCGCCGGCGATCGTGTGCAGGATCCATCGATCGTTGCCGCCTCGCTGGACACGAGCGACCAGAATGCCACCTTCGACATTTCACTGCCGCCCCTGGCGCTGATACTGGCAGAGCATCTCTATGCGGCCCTCAGCGTCGTCGTGCCCCTGCAGATCCAGTTGGCCTCACAGCCTCTGCAGCCCTCCTGGGCTTCGTTCAACGTTCAGTGCCCCTTGTCTCTGTTCACCGCTCACGCGCTGACGGGGGAGGTCGCGCAATTGGCGCTGGAGCTGCGGCCCCTGGCCACGCTCTTCGCGGACCATCCCTATGCGGAGGCGGTCCTGCAGCTGCCCGCGCTGGAGGTGACGCTGAATGCGTGGGAAGGAAACAGCCGGGCTTCGATGTTGTCGCTGGGTGGCGCAGAAAGCCGCCTGACCGGCACTGCGGTTCTCGCGGTCATCGTCAACAGCGCTGGGCATGTTTGGGCAGCGGTGCAGGCGCATGTGCTGCTTGATGCCGCCATCCTGGGCGCGGCCACGGCCGGCGATAGCTTCGCCGCGCAGCAGGTCTTCGAAGCGGTCATTCGATCCTACGCACGCAGTGGAGCAGCCATCACAGTTCCGGGCGATGGCGACCTGGTCTTCGTCGTCAACCTGGACAGCGGCAGCACGACCGAATACACCGGGTATGGCTTCAACAGCTTCGCGCGGATCGGCGGCGTGCACTACGGCGCACGGGCAGGGGGCCTTTTCGCCCTCGACGGGGATACGGACGACGGCCTGCCCATTCGCGCTGCCCTCGGTCTTGGAACGCTGGACTTCGGCAACCAGCAGCAGAAGAGCGTCGAGGCCTGCTATCTCGGCGTGTCGTCGGCAGGGAGGCTCTTCCTGAAGGTGATCACCGGCGACGGTGCCTACACCTATGCCGCGCGCAGCAGCGACCCGGCGCTGCGGCAGCAGCGGGTGACGCCCGGAAAGGGCTTGCGCTTCAACTATGCGACCTTCGAGCTCTACAACGAGGAGGGCGCGGACTTCGAACTCGACACCGTGATGTTCAAGGTGGTCGACCTCGCGAGAAGGATCTGAAAATGGCAGTGACCTACAACGGCTCCTCTGTTGCCGCCGCCTTCACGGCCGGCGTCATCAATGACATGTGGAAGGAGGCCGCGGACAAATACGCCGAGGTTTCGACCTGGGCCAACACCGCCATCGGGATGGGCCAATCGGTGCCCACGGTGCAGACGGCGGCTGTGCCGGATCTGGCTCTGCCGGAGGTGCCGACGATCTCCCTGGACGACGCGAGCGATCAAGAGGCCCTGTATTCGTCATCGAAGGAAGAGATCCTGGCCATGATGCGGGACTCTTTCGGGTCGATCATCAGCACATATTTCCCGCGCTTCGCCCTCTACGACGAAATGCTCGACTGGTGCGATCGGGCGGTGCGAGACGGAGGCTCGGGAATCAAGGTCGCGGTGGAGGTGGCGCTTTGGGAGCGTGATCGATCCCGCATAGCCGCCGAGATGCTGCGCGCCGAGGAAGAGTCCGTGGCCAGTTGGGCAGATCGTGGCTTCCCGCTTCCGTCGGGCCCTTTGGCGGCCCAGGTCCAGCAGGTGCGGCTCGCCGCCGCTGGGCAGCTTGCCGCCCAAAGTCGCGACATCGCGATCAAGCAGTTCGAGGCCGAACTCGAGAACGTGCGCTTCGCGGTGCGGACGGTCATCGACCAGCGTCAGGCGGCCATGGACTCGGCGCTGCGCTACATGACAGCGCTGGCCCAGGCGCCGGACATCGCTGTGCGCCTGGCCACCGGCCTGGCCGACCTCCGCACCCGCGGTGCCCAGGCGCTGGTTGCCTTCTACTCCGCTCAGGTCGCCGCGCTGGATCCGCGCATTCGTCTCGCACTGGGGAATGCAGAGCTGGCGGCAAAGGTCGGCCAGGCCAACCAGTCAGCCGTCCTCACGTCGATCGAGGAAAAGGTGAAGGCCGCCCTCGCTGCCTTGCAGGCGGCGGCCTCGATGGCCTCAGCCGGCATCAACGCGATCAACGCCCAGGCGAGCTACAGCGGCCAGGACGACTGATCCCCCCTCTAGGGTTCGACGGCAGCGTGAGCCGTCAGAAGAATGGGCCGCAACTCAATCTCCCGAGGTGCGCCCATGGCTTCCATCGAAATCCCCGTTCCCGGCCAGCCCGGCCGCACGCGCGCGCAGCTGCCGGTGGTGCTCCTCGACCCGGCCACGGGGGAGGCCATCGGCACCGCAACCCCGCTGCCTGTGTCCCTGGTCGGCGGCTCGGCTGGTGTCGACCGGGAGGTGGTGCTGACCACGTATGTGGTGAAGACCGCGTTTGCCGGCGCCTCGGTGGGCGACACCATCACCTGCGTGAGGGTACTCAACGTCAGCACGTCGACTCCGACGACCGATGCATCAATCTGGCGCAACGATTCGACCAATACTGATTTGGGGGCAGCTCCCTCGGCGGCCAACCTCACCTTGGTAGGGGCCGGTGGGGCAACGGAGACCACTCTGGCTGCGCTGAACACGGCATTTGGCAAGCAAGACGATGCCGTTGCCGCCAGCGACACTGGCACGTTCTCGTTCATGTCCTTCTTCAAGCGGCTTGTGCAACAAGTCGTTGTGCTGGTTGGTAAGTTCCCTGCTTCGTTGGGAGCGAAGACCGCAGCCACGTCGCTCAGCGTTACGCCGGCCTCGGACGCCAACGTCGGCCGTGAGCTTTACACGGTCACTTCCATCTCCGTATCGACGCCCGCGGCTGGAGGTTCGGGTTTTGCGACCTTCCCCGCGCAAGCGTGCACAGCGCTGGAAATCATCAACACTCGCTCGGATGCGGTTGACATCGAATACAACCGCGGCTCCGGCCCGAGCGTGCCAATCCCCGCTGGCTACACGCGCCTGATCGACGGCATCACCAATGCCAGCCAGATTGGCGTTCGCCGCCGTGATCAAGTCGCAACGGCGGTGACGGTCATTGCGGAAGCTCGCGCGGTGGCCTGACCATGCAGCGTGTTTCCTCGATGCACGCCTTCGGGCGTGGCCGCGGTGCCCGGCCTCCGGGCATGCGGCTTGGCAACCTCGATGCTCAGGTGCGCGCCGCGCTGTTTGGTCAGGGGCAGGGCGGCTACATGCTCAGCTTTGATCGGGCTGAGGCGCTGTATCAAGACAACACGGGTGAAGCGTCTGCTGCTGCGGCGACGAATCCGCTGGGTCTTGTTCTGGACCAGAAATCCGGCCTAGCTCGCGGGCCGGAAGTCGCGGTCAATGCGTTCCAGCCACCATCGGGCTATGCCAGTACGGTCAGCACTGCGGGAAATGTCATCACCGTCAGTGGCACGGCATCCGGCGGGTCCACGGTTCGTGCCTTCACCCCTCTTACTACGGTTGTGGGTCGCTCCTATGAAGTTGTGGGCAACATCGGCTCGCAACAACCGGTGGTGGTCTTTGCCCGAAATCAGAACGATGGCTTCGGCACTGTGCTGTATCAGAAGACCGTAGCCGCAAATACTGCCTTCCGATTTGTTTTCCAAGCGACCACGGTCGCAAGCTCACTGTTACTTGGCAATGGAACTGGCGACCAAGGAACGCTCTCGGTTTCAGCCATATCCGTCAGAGAAGTTCCGGGCAATCACTTTCAACAGGCCACCTCCACCGCCCGGCCGCTGCGGCAACAGGACGCATATGGGTGGTACGCCGATGCTGATGGGACTGACGACTTTCTCCAGTCTCTGGGCAACATCGATTACAGCGCCTTCGGCCGCCTGACGACCTTCACCGGGGTGCAGCGTCTCAGCAACCCGATCACCGCCATCATCCGGGAGATCTCGGTCAACCGCGACAACAATGTCGGGACGCACGCGCTCGTGATTTCGCCCGACAGCGGTCGCAATCGATATCGCAGCCTCGTGAACTTCGGCAATGTCGCGGAAGCAACTGTGACCGACGCCACTCGGCTGATTGGTGGCAGGGATGTTGTCGTGACCACGGGCGTCGTCGGCGACCTTGCGACGGTTCGGCTCAACAAGGACCAATCTGCCGTGGCGCCCGGAGGTGGAGGAAGCTCCCCGTTTGGGTCCTTTCCGCACTTCATCTTTCGCCGCGGCAACACGACGGCCAACTACTTCACGGGGCGCATCTATGCCCACATCGAAGTCGCGTCCAACGCACCGTTGACGGCCCAGCAGATCTCCCTCGGCGAGGCCTGGATCCGCAGCAAGATGGGAGCCTGACGATGGACTACGTTCTACGCACTCTCATCGTCCCTGACGCGCTCGTGGCGCAGGCTCGCGCTCTGTGCGAGAGCCTGGCTGGCCCAGCTGGTGCAGGCATGTTCCCCAGACGCCTGGCCGACGCGGATGAGGGCATCTGGTGGCTCTCCAGCGGCGCGGTGGGTGAGGACATGGCTGCACTGCTGGATGACCCCGCTGTGATGCATGCAGCCTGCGAGGCCGCCGGCCTCGACATGAAGCTGGAGCAGTGCCAGCAGATCCTCGGGGCGTGCGTCATCGTGCCGCGCGTCGATGTGCCCGAGCTGCTGGCCGATCTCGGCATGGCCTTCGCGCAAGACGCATCCGAAGAAATCTGAGAAGGGACACCTCATGTACGGCTTCAAGCCATCAAAGCAGGCGGGCGGCATGGTTCGCGGGCCTGGCTCCGGCACCTCGGACAGTATCTCCAAGGAGGTTCCCGCCGGCACGTTCATCATGCCCGCCGACAGCACGGCCAAGATCGGCGCTGAAGCGCTGGCGGCGGCCGGCCGCGGCTTCCCGGGCGCGCGGCGTCCCGCCGGCGGAGCGACCTCGGCGGGTGTGCCGGTGCGGCTGAGCAATGGTGAATTCGAAGTGCCACCGGAGCAGGTCCATGCCCTCGGCGCGCAGGTGCTCGACGCGGCGCGCGAGGCCACGCACACGCCGGTTGCCCAGGCCAGGCCGGAATACTTTTTCGCCGACGGCGGCGAGGTGGCTGCACGCGGCTTCCGACCTGGCATGAAGCCGGCGCGCGCGGCCGGGCCCGGCCTGGGCTTTCAGACCCGCCGGGGCTATGCCGACGGCGGCCTGGTCGATGATGAGCAGAAGCGCAGGCTGGCGCAGGCCGCCACCGCCGGCATGCCAACACCTTCGCCCTCCGCGCCGGCGGCACCTGCCGCGGCGCCAGCGCCGTCGCTCTCCTACGCCGACAACAACCAGGCGGTGGGCCAGTCCGTTCGAAATGCCTGGGACCGTGGCCAGTACGCCAATGCGGTTGGCCAGGCGGCTGCGGGCGGCCTGGGCGTGATCACCACGCCGGCCATCGACATGGGCACGCGCGCAGCCGGCGCTGCATACGACGCTGCGAAGGGCTTCGGGCAGGGCCTCTTCGGGGTGAGCGCCACGCCCGCAGCTGCGCCGTCGACGTCCCCTGTCCCGGTGGCAGCGCCCGCCGCGGCCGGCGCAACGCCGCGTGCCCAGCAACCGAGCACGCCGGCTCCTGCGCCGCAAGCGGCCGCTTCCGAAGCGGGCGGCGTTCCGTTGGCTATCGCGGCCCCCGCACCAGGTGCGGCGGCTGCCGCAAGTCCCGCACCGCAGGCAGCAGGCTTCCCGCCGGCGCAAGCCGCCTCGAGCGATCGCGTGGCGCAGATGAACCGGGATGCCGCCGCTTCGCGCGCGCTGTCCCAGGCGTCGATCGAGCAGGCGCGCCAAGGAATCGGCGTGCCCGCAACGCCCGGCCTGGGGATGATCGGTCCGGTCGACTACGCCAACCGCAATGCCGACTTCAACGACTCGGCGGCGCTGCGCACGGCGGCGGCGCGGGGTGCAAGCCCTGGCCGATCGGGCGCGGCGGTCTATCAAGCGCAGCTGCAGGCCGCTGCCGCACCGCTCGCCCAGCGCGCACAGATGCGCCAGGCCGAGATGGAACAGGGCGGTGCCACGCAACGTGCGCGCATCGGCGCCGCGGCTGACATGGCGCGCACGACGGCGCAGGAGGCTGGCCAGAACCAGCGACAGGACGCACGTCTCGCGCTCGAAGGAGCCCAGCAGACCGCGGCCGCCCAGCTGGCACGTGATCGCTTCGGCCTGGAGCAGACGGCCCAGGGCTTCCAGACGCGAGCGGCCGCGCAGGAAGAGCAACTGCGCAATGTGCTGCTGGACCCCAATGCGACGACAACGCAGCGCCAGCAGGCTCAGTCCGCGCTGCTGGCGCTGAAGGGCAAGTCGGATCCGGCAAACCGGTTCATCGCAGTACAAGGCGGCCAGACCGTGGATGCCAGCGGTCAGGTGGTCAAGGAGCCGAGCCGTGTGTTCGATGCTCAGGAGCGGCAGTTCATCGATCCGCGGCCAGCAGGGCCTTCGCTACCACCTGGCATGACTCGCCAAGTGGGGACCTCCGGCGGAAAGCCCGTCTATGAGGATGCGAACGGAAAGCGCTTCATTGCCAACTGATCACTCACCGTCCAGCTTGCCTTGGAACGGCTTCAGGCTGGGTGGCCCCTGCGGTGGCACGTCCCCGGTAGACGCTCCACTCATTGAATGGAGCTTGTCGGCCTGCGTGTAGGTGAGCCAGTACCCAGCGAGCTGCAGGGCCAGCAGCACCCACGCCAGCATGAAGAAACTGCTTGGCCACCCGGCTCGCGCACGCGAGGTGAGGAAGAGGGCATACAGGCCGTAGATCACGCCGGCGGCAATGAAGGCCACGGCCCACGGCACTATCCAGGCGAAGATGCCGGCTGGTCCCGTGTAGACGAATGGGTTCAGCAGGGCCACCAAAGCCGTGCCGATCAGCTGCCGCGCCCATCGCAGCTGCGGCATCGTGCCCGCAGCTTCAGCTTGTGCTGTCATGCTCCACTCCGTTCCGTCATTCCGGAAGGAATGTAGCAGCCGCTCCGCCGGGTCAGCCTGCGGCGCGCACCTCGAAATAGCTTTCCTGCGCGTCGCCGAGATCCCTCATGCCGGCCTGGCGCGCCTTGTCGAAGGCGGCGGACCAGCGCGCCGCCAACTTGATCTCGTCCTTGGTGAGATCCTCGGCATTGCTCTCGCTGGCCGCGTTGAAGGCCCGCAGGGCTTCGATGAGGTCGTCGCCGAGTGCCCGCTCGAGTTCGCGGCGGAACCTGGCTTCGGCATCCTTGATGCCCTCGGGCGGCGTGGCAGATGGTGGGTCGATCAGTCGCACGGTGCATGGCATGGGGAACTCCTGTCAGAAGGGAGCGGGTGAGCGAAGGACCGTCACGGGTCCGATTCCGTTGTAGACGACCGCGCCGCTCGAGCTCGTGACAACCCAGCGCGCGTTGATCCCATCGCCAGGAGCGATGTCGTATTCCTCGGGCGCCAGCGGCAGGATGATCTCGTCCTGCACCTGGTCGCTGTACCACGCGGGCACACGCAGGAGGGTTGGATGCCCCAGGGCGGCGCCCGTCATTGCTGTGCCTCTGCGGCTGGCGCCGACGGTGGGGCCGGAACGGCGTCGACGACGGTCCATCCCCAATGGGTGATCTTGTAGTGTCGGAACTGGCGGCACTCCAGCATGACCAGCACGCGGCCGCTCCATTCGGTGTCCATCTCGACCGTAGCCGTCTTCGGCTGGTCCGGCCCTGCCTTGGGCATCATTGCGGTAGCTGCCGCCACCTCGGGCCCGCTCATTCGGCAGGTGCGTCCGCTGTCCAGTTTCATGATCGTGGGTCTCGTTAGAGTGCTGTAAAAATATACAGCACAACTGTTGAAACATACAGTGTTGTCGGTAGACTGGCAGCATGGAACAGCATGAAGACCCCACCTGGATTGCAGCTCGCGCGCATCGGCTCCAGCAGCACTGGCGCACTGTCGATCCGCTTGAACTGGAAGCGACCGCGCGTGAGATCGCGCACGACGCCGAGCTGCGGCGGCTGGCGCCGGCGGCCGCCGCCTCGCGATGGCTGGCACCGGTGGAGTCCGCGGGTGGGCGCTGATCAGGCGGTCATCCTGCTATGCGGCGCGGCCGCGGCGTGGCTGTCTCAGGACCGGCGCCCGCGCCTGGCGCGCTGGGCATGCGTCTTCGGGCTGCTGAGCCAGCCGTTCTTCCTGCTGTCGACGTGGGAAGCAGGGCAGTGGGGAATGTTCGCGCTGGCCATCCTCTACACCCTTGCTTGGGCGAAGGGAGCTCGGGCCTAATGGCTGACGCCGGTGGCGCGCGCGAAGGGGCGTGTGTCAGGCCCCTTCAACTGAGGAGCCGGTATGGACATGAAGCTGGATCTCGACTACCCGTCAGCGACGCCCGAGCAGCTGGAGGCAGCGCGCGCAGCAGCGATAGCGGTCTTCAAGACTGCCGGCGTCGATCCCTACGAGGCTTGGCTGGCCTGGGCGGAGGAAGAGCGTTGGGGGGAGACCGGCTACCTTGAGGCATTCCGGCCGAGCCAGGAGTACCAGCGCCTCCTCGACGTGACGTCACGGGCTCAGGTTGCGGCAAACCTCGCGCTGGGGGTTCCGGCCGGCGAAGTGGTCACACTCGACTTCATCCTGGCCTGACCATGGAGAAGCCGCTCAGAAATGGTGATTGATACCCGCCTGCTTCATGATCGCATTGGCGGTGTATCGCGAGTCACAGGTCGTCGAAACGGTCACTGATCGCCTGCCGTTCGTCCAAGTCTGGTGCGAACCCTTCTGCCTAGAAAAAGAAAAGCCGTGCTTCTTGAGCACGGCTGTAACCTGAACGTAGTAACCATTCATGCAGGCTGAAGTTCGCCTGTCCAAGCAGCAAACGGTTTGAACTTGGGAACGCTCTTCAGCTCGTCTTGCATCAGCATGCCGACGCAGTCGTAGACCGCGGCGAACAGCTCGTCCATCGACTTGGCCTCGGCGACCAAGCCTTGTAGGTCAGGGCTGGTAGCAACGTACACGCCCGCCTCGTCGTCATGGATCACATTGATCCTGAACACCACCCGCAGCCCTAGCCGAGCCGCAAGTTTCCAACCCGGAAACCCAACTCGAATCATCTTCTTTCTCCTTGCTCGAGGTCCGTAACGGCCCCTTCAGTGCCCTTGGTCATTCTTCGGACCAAGTTTTTAGCCTCAATTATGAGGCAACAAGTTTGCCGAAGTTCAGGCCCGAAAAGTAACGCTGCCAACCTCAAGGTCTGTCGGACCTAGAAGCGAAGGACAAAGATGGGGCGAAAGCAGGCCGACTTTTTGGGCCGGAAACATGCGGATTGCTCAGCGCGAACGTAGGGACATCCTGACCCCAAGCTCTCTAAGCCTCGCGGCCAGCTCTGAATGCGTCGGGTGGGGGGCTGAGTCCTGAGCGAAGACCGATGGTGGGTGCGCCGCTTCGACGGCGGCGGCCACTTCGTCGAGTGTCAGGCTCCCTTTGGTGTGCAGCGCCTGGAGCAGCCGAACGACAAGCTCCATCAGCATCTCCACTTCGACCTGCTGATCTCGCAGGTCCTCTTCCATCTCCGCAAGGGCGAGCTCAAGGAGTTCGATGCGTCCGGCGTCTTCCTGGGTCATGCGGCGATCGTAGGACGGCGGCAGCAGATGCGGGGCCATCCTGAAGCCGCCCCTACCTAGGGTTTTCAGCAGGTAGACCTGAACGATTCATCTGGGTCTGGCGCCCGCAACGTGGTCTGGCGCGCCTGTCCCCCCATTGCTGCCCCCTCTAGGGTTCGACCTTCCCCCTGCAGCTGGCCATCCTGCAGGGATGGCAGATCCTCAGCTCAAGCCGTTCTCCGGCAATCTCGATGCAGCGCACGGCAAGCAAGCGCAGGCGCCATCGTTGCGACCCTTCTCGGGCGCTCTGGACGGCGAGCAGGGCTCCTTTTCGCGCGGCCTCGAGACTGCGGCGCGACAGATCCCCCAAACGGCAGGCGGCGCGCTCGGCCTGATCGGCGACGCCATCGGCTCGGACGCGGTGCGCGACGCCGGCATGCGCATCTACAAGGGCCAGGACGACAAGATCAAGGAGCTGTCCCGGCCGTCCGACTCTTTTTCCAATGTGCTGGAGGGGCAGGGCGATCTCGGCGAGTTCGTGAAGTACGGCGCGGGCTACGTGGGCGGCCAGGCGCTCAGCGCCCTGGCCACGGGCGGGGTCGGCGGCTTCGTAGGTCGCAAGATCACGCAGAAGGGTGTCGAGCGCGCGGCCGCCGCGGGCGCGGAGAAGTACCTCGCGGGTGAAGCCGGCCAAGCGGCTGCACAGCAGGCCGTCCAGCGCGGCACGATCGCCGGCGCCGCAGCCGCCCAGGGCGGCAGCAACCTGATGCAGGAGGCCGGGAGCATCTACCCCGATGCGGTCGAGCAGGCCGAAAAGGACGGGCGCACGCTTACCGGTGGCGATCTGGCCCGGGTTGGTGGCTCCGCGGTTGCGGCTGCCGGCCTGGATACCCTCATGGACGCCAAGATGCTGCATGGCGTCATGGGGGGCGCATCCTCGGCACCCACCCTGGCCGGGCGCGCCATACGAACAATTCCCGGCACGCTGGCGCGCGAGGCAGGTACCGAGGCCGCGCAGACCGGGATCGAGCGATGGGGCGCGCAACAGAGCCTGAGCGACAGTGATGCCGTGCGCGACTACATCGACAGCGCGGCGCTGGGTGGCCTGGGTGGGGCACTGGGCGGTGCGGCGGGTGCGATCCGGCGGCAGGAGGCCGGCCACGCGGCGCCGATCGCTGATCAGGAAGCGCCGGGGCCGGCCACCGACACGGCCGAGGCCGGGCCTGACGCGGCTGGCGCAGGGGCTGGCGCTGCTGCAGCGCGGGCCGAGGGCGCCGCCGGCCCGCTCACGCCGGCCGAGATCCGCGCCTTCAACAACGCCTACCGCCGCGAGGTGCCCGATCCTCTTGGCGATCTGCAGGCGCGCGTCCGCGGTGAGACGGCGTACACCGGCCCGGACCAGGTGCAGCAGGTCAGTCGCGAAGTCGAAGACGCCTGGCTGCGCGACAACGTGGCTCAGGTGGACCAGGCCGTCGCCGCCGCCGCGCCGCCGGCGGACGCCGCTGCCGCTTTTGAACAGGGGGCGCCTGGCGATCAGGCCGCGGCGACCGCTGAGGTAGATCGCCGCGTGCGCGAGCGCCGCGTCTTCACGGCTGCGCAGAACCTGATCGATGCCGGCGCGCCGAACTCGGCGGCCTTGATTCGTGGCCTGGACGAAGGCCTGCAGCGCATCGGCGAGCAGCCCATGGGCGCGGACGAGCGCGCGCGTGTGCAGCGCATGCTCGATGCCAATGCGGCATTCACCGGCCGTACGCAGCCCGCGCCGCTCCCCGATCTCGGCATGCCTCCCGCTGACGCCCGGGCCAACAACAGCCAGATGGAGGCGCTGATCCCCGAGCGCGGCGCACCGCGCGTGCCGCGCTCGCAGCGCATGGGTATCGACCCGGCTGCCGGCCCGCTCAGCACCGGCGCAGCGCTGGCGGTGGACGGCGGTGCGCACGACCAGATGCTGCAGATGGCCGCTGCCGCGCAGGCCGGGGCCGAGGCACGCGACCGCCGCGGTGCGGCCGGCACTCCAGCGGCGGCGCCGGCACCCGCCGGCGGCGGTGAGTCGCGCGCCGGCCAGCCGCCGGCGCAGGCGTCCGGTCCGGGAAATGGCCAGCGTGTCGCCGAGTTGCAGGCCCAGATCGACTACATCCGCCAGCAGGGCCGGGGCGGCTGGACGAAGCAGATGGTGACTGCCCTGCGACAGGCGGAGCAGGAGCTGGCCACGCTGGTGCCGCCGACCGACGCGCCGCCCACCAACCTTCGCGAGGGCCTGGCCCGCGCCCGCGCACGTCGCGCCGCGCCCCAACAGCTGGAGCTGACTGATGCCCAAGGTGCCGCTGCGCCAAATCCCAACACGTCGGCCGCCGCCGGCGCCGTACCCGCTGCCGGATCCGCCTCCCTGGAAGCCCCTGGGGTAGCGGCTGCAAGGCCTTCCACCACCCAGAAGAAAGGACGCACCCGTGGCCCTCAAGCCCCTGAAGCCCAGCAAGCAGCGCCGCGCCGACCGCCGCAGGCAGAAGCCGATCGCGCCGCCGCTGGGCGCACAGCCGAAGCTGCCCGCGCGGCCGACGCGCCGGAGCTGACGGCGCTGCGGGCCCAGTTGCAGGAGGTCGAGCGCCGGATCGCGGCCGCTGCACCCGACTCTGGTGGAGACGTCGAGGTCGCCATGCGCAGCCGCAAAGCGCCGGTGCCGCTCAAGGCTCAGCGCCGCCGGCTGCAGGCCGCCGTCGCCGGCTGGGAGCAGGCCCAGGCCAGCGCCGCGGTGGAGGCACGCGCGAACCAGGCAGCCACCAGCCCGCAGAACGACCGGCCGGAGCCCACGGATGGTCAGAAGGATGCCGGCAATTACGCCATGGGGCACCTGTCCGGGCCCGAGGTGCAGGGCCTGCGCATCACGATCGAGAACCCCGCCGGCAGCGCCCGCAGCGGAATTTCGCCGGACGGCAAGGCCTGGAGCAACACCATGGCCGCGCACTACGGCTACGTGAAGGGCTCGATCGCTTCAGACGGCGACCATGTCGACATCTTCGTGGGCCCGAACCCATCGGCGGCTTCCACGGTGTACGTGGTCGACCAGGTGAATCCGGATGGCAGCTACGACGAGGCGAAGGCCCTCTTCGGGTTCGACACCAAGGCTGACGCCATCGCGGCGTACAAGGGCAGCTACGACCGCGGCTGGAAGGTCGGGCCCGTGACGGCCATGTCGGTGGACGAGTTCAAGAAGGGCTTGGCCAGCGGGCGGTTCAAGAAGCCGGTGGCGACGCCGACGCCCGCGGCCGCGAATGGCGGGACCGCGCAGTACACCCGCGGCGTGGTGGAGAAAATGCGCGCAGCTGGCGCCGTGCCGGCCGCGTCGCCGGTGCCTGCCCGCCGCCAGGCGGAAGCGCCCCAGCGCACTGAGCCGGGGCCATCTGCTGGCGCCGGCGAGTTCGAAGACGTCCCTTTCAGCCGCTCGGCTGGATCGAAGGCCATCCGTGACATCTACACCCAAGACCTATTCGGTGCCCCCGTCAAACGACCTGCAGACACCGGATCCGACGGCGCCGGGGTACGTCGGGACGTACAGCCCGCCGCCGGAGTACCGGGCGACACCCCGGCCCCCGCCGGGCAATACCTCGTCCGAACCATCGTCGGAAGCGAAGCCGAGCGAAAGCTAGGCGCGTCCACAATCCGGTCGTTTGCAGATCTGGCCGCGGCGACCCAGTACCTGTATCGATCGGCCGTCGAGCGCTTCGACGGCATCGTGACGGACAAGGACGGCAAGCCTCTCGCCGTTGTGGGTGGATTCAAGGGGGCCCTGGCTCAGACTTCGGTCTTTGCACCGACGCTTGTGGCCGAGGCCGTGCGCGTGCCTGGAGCGGCCCACATCTGGTTCTCGCACAACCACCCTTCTGGCAACTCCACGCTGTCCACTGCGGACGAATTCACTGAAAGCATGCTGCGCGATGTCTTCCGCGGCACCGGGATCGAGCCCATGGGATTGATCGCGGTCGGGAACGGCCGCTACTCGGCCTCAGATGGGGATCGGGGCGATATCGTGCCCAGGGCCACCCGCACATCGGTGCCCGTCATCGAGCGTGAGCAGATTCCTTCGTCAGCGGAGCCGGTGCAGTTGACCAGCCCGGGCATCGCGCGCGAGGTGGCAAAGACTTACTACGAGCAGTCTGGCGGGCCAGGTGCGATCCTGCTTGACGCTGGCCACGGCGTGGTGGGATGGATGCCCATCGGCAAGGCGATGATGGGCGACCTGCGCGGCACCGGGCAGCTGCGGGCGCTCTATCGTGCCGTGAGTGAGGCCAATGCAGGGGCGGTGATCCTCGCCCATGCTGGTGAACTCGACGGGCCACACCCGTCCTCGGTGTCCGTCTCCAAGGGCCAGAACGTGGCCGCGGCATTCGACAAGGTCAGCGTGCGCCCGCTCGACATGATCGACGTGCGCACGGGCTCTTCTGCTGCCGAGGTTGGCGGGCAAGTCGCGAGTGGCCCGGTTTTCAGCCGCAGCGATGACGCGGCGTCGTTCGATGTGCAGGACTTCCTGCGGACCATGGAGAAGGGCAGCCCTGCCGTTCCCACCGCCGGCCGCGTGGCCGACGTCCGCCGTCACGTCGCGCAGCTGACCAGCCGGTGGACGAACAGCCCGGACGTGCAGGTGGTCGCGTCGATGAGCGACCCTGCGGTACCGGCCTCTGTGCGGTCCTACAACGACGCGCAGCTGGCGCAGGGTGCGTCTGGCGCGCCCGAAGGGTTCTTCCATGGCGGCAAGGTCTACCTGGTCGCCGATCAGCTGGCCAGCCGGGACGACGTTGCCCGTGCGCTGTTCCATGAAGCCCTGGGCCACTACGGCCTTCGCGGCGTCTTCGGCAGCGGCCTCACCAACGTGCTCAACATGGTGGCCACCACGCGCAAGGCGGACGTGCAGGCGAAGGCCGAGGCCTATGGCCTGAATCTGCAGGTGCCGCGACAGCGACTGATGGCAGCGGAGGAGGTCCTGGCCGAGCTGGCCCAGACGTCGCCGCAACTGGGCGTGGTGCGTCAGGCCATCGCGGCCGTGCGCACCTGGTTGCGCGAGAACGTGCCGGGCTTCGAGCGGTTGGCGCTGTCCGATGCGGAGATCGTGCGCAACTACCTGGCGCCGGCGCGTAGCTGGGTGGAGCGTGGCGCTGCGATGAACGAGGGAAGCCGACAGCCCGCTACGACGGCCGGTCGCCAATCGCCCGGGGTGGTTCAGCCTGCTGCCGGCTTCCAACGCGAGTATGCCGCGGACACGCCGTTCAGCCGCACCAAGGTGGCGGACTTCCGCATGGCTGCGCAGGACCGTCTCGCCGCGGCAATGAGCCATCCGGGGACTGTCAGCATCTGGGACAAGACGGTGGGCACCATGCGCAACCTGGCCGAGCGCTCGCCCGCATTCAAGCCGGTGTACGAGTCGGCCCAGCGCTTTATCGATGACATCTCGATGTTCGCCAACGACGCGGCCGACACGGCGCCGCGGCTGCTGCCGCGCGTGGAGAACTGGCGCGACCTGACGAAGAAGCCGCTTGCGGCCAAGGACAACGCGGCGATCGCGCGGCCGCTCTTCGAAGGCACGCTGTCGTGGGCTCGGGACGCCGACGGCAAGCCGGTGCGGGTAGAAGAGCTCACGCAGCGATATGCGGGCCTGGCCTCGGAAGAGAAGGCTCAGATGATGCTGCGTGCCGGCCGCCTGAATCCGAACGTGCTGAAGATGTGGCAGGGCATGCAGAAGGAGCAGTTCGACAGCGCGGTGAACAGCCGCTTCGAGAGCCAGATGCTGCAGCCGGGGGTAGTGTGGTCGGATCAGGAGTTGCGCGACATCTTCAAGGCCGATGACGGCCAGATCAGCCTCTATCGCGAGGCGCGGGCCGCGGTGGAGCGCTCGATCGACATGACCGCCCGCGCCGACATGTTGCGGGCCCTTGGCCGCGAGTACGCGGATCTGCGCGACATCGTCCTGGACGGGCCCACCATGCGCGACGCGGTGGCCACGATCACGGCGGAGCTGCAGGACGAGGCACGCACGAATCCCGACCGGGCCGACCGGGTGGCCGACCTGCTCAAGCAGGTGCAGGACCGCGAGGAGAAGGCGCAGGAGCTCATGGATAAGGGCTACATGCCGCTGTCCCGCTTCGGCCGCTACACCGTCGACGTGGTGGACGCCGCGGGCGAGCGGCAGTATTTCGGCATGTTCGAGAGCAAGTCCGAATCGAATGCCATGGAAGCCAAGATGAAGGGGCTCTACCCGGACGGCAAGGTCACGCAGGGCACGATGAGCCAGGAGGCCTTCAAGCTGTTCCAGGGTCTGACGCCGGAGAGCCTGGAGATGTTCGGCAACATGCTGGGCCTGGATGGGGAGGGAGGCGCCGCACGCGACAAGGCCTTCCAGGAATACCTGCGCCTGGCCAAGAACAACCACAGCGCCCTGAAGCGCCTGATCCATCGGCAGGGCATCGCGGGCTTCAGTGAGGACGTGGGGCGCGTGCTGGCCAACTTCGTCTATTCGAACGCGCGACTCGCGTCCGGCGGCGTCAACGCCGGCCAGCTGGAGCGGGCTGTCTCGGATATCCCGAAGGAGCAGGGCCAGCTGAAGGACCTGGCCATGGGCCTGCAACAGTACATCCAGAATCCGCAGGAGGAGGGCCACGCGGTGCGCGCCATGCTCTTCGCCCAGTACCTGGGGGGCTCGATCGCCTCTGCGCTCGTGAACACCACCCAGCCCTTCGCCATCACCATGCCCTGGCTGAGCCAGTACGGCGGCATGCGGCAGGCGGCGGCGCAGCTGGCCGGCGCGGTGCGCGACATGGCCGCGCGCGGGAAGCGCTTCGAAGCCGATCTGGCCCACGCGCTGCATCAGGCCGAGGTCGACGGCGTGGTCAGCCCGCAGGAGATCCACCAGCTCATGGCGCAGGCGCGCGGCGCCGGAGCGCTACGGGCAGGGGACGGCACGCGCGTGGGCAATGCCCGCGCCGCGGCCTCCAACGCCTGGGAGCGGACGAAGGTGGTGTGGGGGCAGCCGTTCGCGCTGGCCGAGCAGTTCAACCGTCGCAGCACCTTCATCGCGGCCTACCGCGTGGCGAAGGCGGAGCACATGCCTAACCCGGCTGAATTCGCGCGCCGTGCCGTGCTGGAGACCCAATTCGTCTACAGCAAGGCCAACAAGCCGCGGTGGGCGCGCGGTCCGATCGGGGGCACGCTCTTCACCTTCAAGACGTACAGCGTCAGCTATCTCGAACTCCTGAACCGGATGTGGACGCAGGGCGGCCCAGAAGGTAAGCGTGCCGTTGCCTGGGCCATGGCCACCATGATGCTGATGGGTGGCGCCGGCGGCCTGCCGTTCATGGAAGACCTCGAGGACCTGATCGACGCCATCGGCCAGATGTTGGGCTACAACATCTCGTCCAAGCAGTGGCGCAAGCAGGCCCTGCAGTCCGTGCTGGGCAAAGAGATGGCGGACTTCGTGGAGCAGGGCGTCTCGGGGCTGCCGGGCGCGCCGGTGGACGTCTCCGGCCGACTGGGCCTGGGCAACATCATCCCCGGCACCGGCATGCTGCTGACGAAGCAGGACCACTCGACCGACATGCTCGAGCTGGCCGGCCCGGCGGGCGACTTGCTCAAGCGCGGCTTCACGGCCGCGGGCCAGGCGCTCAAGGGCGACCTGGGCGGCGCGGCCCTGTCGGTGGCCCCGACCGCCGTGACCAACGCCGTGAAAGGCGCGGACATGCTGGCCTCCGGCATGTACAAGGACCGCAAGGGCTACAAGGTGATCGACACCACCGTCGACGAGGCTCTGGCAAAGGCAATCGGCTTTCAGCCCAAGAGCGTCGCCGATGTGCAGGAGGCCAACAGCTACATGCAGCGGGCCAAGGCCTTCTATACGCAGACGTCGAGCGAGATTAAAGCGCAGTGGGCGCAGGCGCTCTTCGAGAAGGACGAGGGCGGCGTCGAAGCGGCGCGCCAGCGCGTCAAGGACTGGAACGAGGCCAACCCGGAGCAGCCCATCGTGGTCAAGATGACCGACGTATGGAAGAGGGTGCGGGAGATGAACAAAGACCGCACTTCGCGGATCGAAGCCTCATCTCCGAAGGCGCTGCGGCAACGAATGCACGAATTGGCTGTGGAATCTAGGTATTAGAACTAAATGAATGCGTAGCATCGACTATTTACGCTGTTCAACCTTGCTTATTGCGTGGACGAGTCGGGATCAGCGTGGTCCGGACTTTCATAGGAAATCCGGCGTAACCCGCGATGGCCTAGCTTCAGTGTGTCTTGTGGGCCCAGCGGTATCGCTTCGCCATTTAGTTCGAGGAGGGATTGATCAGCTAAAAGCTCGTTCATGGATTTACCCAACTGATAAGTCGCGTGCGTGAGTTCTTCTTTAATTGGGTTTGTTTCGATTCCTAAGGCTTCCAACTTACTCACTACGTGCAAGGCTTTTTCAATAGTTTCAATCTTAGAAGGGATTGAAGCCAATTTTCCTTCGGCGGTGTAGTTTCTGTGTATATACGCTGCGGCGTCGCGAATCAGTTCAACCACTATAGCGACGATCTTGGTATCACCAAACAGTAGCGCCCACAGACTTCCTGATTCAATTTTTTGTATTCGCAGGGGGTGGTCTTGCAAGGAAATTCCAAGCAAGCCCGCTATCTCAGTATAAATTTGAGCGATAGCTTGAAGTTTTGCGATGAAATCCGCCAAATCGAAAATATCAGGGATGTAGATCTCCAGCGATGCTGCGCCAACCTTGTCATCGGCAGGCATATCAGCTTGGTTGCAGAGCATCGAGAAAAATTCAATAGCGCTTTCGCGAAGCTTATTTAGAACGACTGCCTTTGCAACCAAGTCAGCTGAACGAGAGGCTTCCCGATTACCGAGGTATTTTCCGAGCGCATTGCCAAATTCGCTTGCAGCTGTTTTTAGCTGGCCTAGAAATTCCACCTTAGTTGACTGATTGTCAATGGAATCCAATGTTTTTCTAAGAGAATCCACTTCTCTGAAAGTATCCCAAATCGAAATTCCTGCTACCGCGGCAGTAACGTGATCGGTAAGCAAACCTTTTATTTGAGTTCCTGCATTCTGAATATTGGTATTTCCACCCAACGCAATTGTTTGAAGGTTTTTGATGACTTCATCGTTTATGTTGCTGAGTCTTTCTAAAAAACCTTCTAAAATTTTTGTTTTTTCAAATTCACTAGATATTTGTGCAAGCGCTTTTGCGGCAGGGGTCATTCTTTATTCTCCGATGGTCTTTAGAGTGTATCTTTAAAGCGGAAAATCCTTGTGCTGAACTTGACTCAGGTGAGCGTTGCTTGTTCGTTCGGCGACGGCTCATCTTGATCTGGCCAAGCGATTCCCTCGACTTGCACCCCTGTAGGGGTTAGGCATTCGGCTGGCCCCCGGGATCATTCAGGTATGGCTGAGCCGAACACCACCCTTGGCGTCACTGACGCCGCCATTGCCTCAACGGCCAGCAAGGTGACCTACACCGCAGCCGGGACAACTATCTGGGCCTGGGTCACCTCGTCAGAGGCGGGGATCGTCATGGGCATCCTGATCGGCCTGATGGGCCTGGTGGTCAATGCCTATTTCCGCTGGCGCGACTTCCAGCTGAACAAGCAGGTGCAGCTCGCCAAGATCGACGCGCTGAACCGCTCCGGCCGTCAGGTGGTCACAGACTTCGGCGATCTGGAGGATGTGTGAGCGGCGATAGCAAGGTCCCCGCTCCGCTGCGCCGCAAGCTGCTGGCCGCCGCACTGGCGCTGGGCGTCGGCGGGACAGGCGTCGGCACCTACGTCGCTGGCCAGCCCTCACCTGAGGTCGTGCTGGCGCAGGAGATCGGCGCCTACTACGAGAGCAGCGGCCGACACATCGGCGTGCCCTACGTCGACAAGATCGGCCGCGGCCAGCCGCTGACTGTCTGCAACGGCATCACGGGCCCGGAGGTCGTGGCCAGCCGCTACTACACAGCCGAGGACTGCAAGCGCCTGGAACTGCCGCACTATCTGCGTGCCGAAGCCCGGGCCAAGAGCCGGCTGCGCTACTGGGCCTCCTACAACGTGTGGGTTCGGGCCAGCTTCATCGACATGGGCTTCAACGTGCCGTCCGCGCTTGAGCCGAGCACCACCATCGTCCGGCTGGCCAATGCCGGCGACCTCATTGGCGCGTGCCGCCAGATGCCGCGCTGGGTCCTTGGCACCGTGGCTGGCGTGCGCACCCGCATGGCAGGCCTCGTGGACCGGCGTGACACCACCGACGAGCTCTGCCGCGACTGGGGCCGCGACGGCCACTTCAGCGCGGGAGGCTGACATGCCCGACATCCGCAACCTAGCCCTCTGGGCGCTGCTCGCCGTGGCCATCGCTGGCTGGGGTATGGGCTGCGCAGAGCGCACCCGCGCCGGCGGCCTGGCCTCGAAGTTGAAGACCGCCACCGAGGAGCGGGACGGCGCGCGCCAGGCGCTCGACCAGGTGAATGCCGCAGTGAGGCGGCAGAGCGCCGAGGCGGCCGCAACCCTGGCCAGCCTGAATGCCTCGGTGCTGGCACAGCAGAAACGAATCGACGCCGCGGCCGCGGCGCAGGAGAAGACCGATGCGACCAATGGCGCGACTGTTGAACATCTGCGCGAGCAGCTTCGCGCTGCTCGGCTGCGCGCCGGTGCCGCCGAAGCCGGTGGACGTGGGGGCGGTGGTGGTGGCGCCCCAGGCGCAGCCGGCGCCGGTGCCGGCGATCGTGTTGCAGGTGGAGCCCAAACCGCCGGGCTATTTCCAGACGCGGCGGCTGCAGCGGATGACGACGCTTACGAAGCCGACCGAGTGAACCTCGCCTACGGTTCGTGCCGGGCGGCCCTCTTCAACTTCGGCCGCTCGGCATCAGGCGCCGGGAGCTAACCATGGCAGGTGAACTGCTGCCGCACCAGCGCCGCGTGCTGGACGAGAAAATGGATCTGGACCAGAGGATCGCGAAGCTCGACGCGTTCATCCATTCGAATCCGATCTTCCCGACGCTGGACCGGGATGAGCGGGCTCGGCAGATGCGCCAACTGGACGTGATGCACGAACTTGCGGTGATCCTTCGTGAGCGCATCGCACACTTCTGAGCCTCGCGGACCTACCAGAAAGGGCTCCATGCGTTTGTGGGCACCATTGTGGGCATGGCCGGAAAGACATCCCTAAGTGATTGATTTTACAGTGTGCTTGGAGGACTCCGTTTCCGCCAAGCCCTTCGCATAAAAAGCCGTTGATCTTCAACGGCTTTTTTCATTTCCGGGGTTGGCCTCGCGCGCTGCTGGCCCTAAACCATCCCTGAATCGCTCATTCCCGGCCCTGCGGGCCCTCGGTCGCAGCGCCCAGCGTGGCGTTCACCGCGGCCAGGTTCGCGCCTCGGTCGGCGGATGGAATCCACTTCGCGTAGTCGCGCATCATCACCTGCACCGAGTGGCCATGCTGCATGGCCACCCACACCGGATTGGCGCCGGCCATCAGTGCCAGCGTCACACTCGTGTCGCGGCATTCCTTTGGCGGGCGATAGCGCAC